TAGCACGGCTGTAGCGACGCCGCCCTGGCGAGTTGGATACAAGCTGCACCCAGCAAGGCGCGGCGCTACACGAGCAACGGCCTTCCAAAACGTAGGTCACACGTTTGAATCGTGTAGGGCGGGCCAGTTGAAAGCCTTATGCAGCAAGGGATTGCGCCGCTTCCGACAGCGGCGTTTTTTGTTTCTGCTCAACCGACATTGACAGAAACTTGACGTTGCCGGCGTGCTGAGCCAGATGGCTCGGTGCGAGGTGCGCGTATTTCTGCACCATGGCAACGGTCTCCCAACCGCCCAGTTCCTTCAGCACCATCAGCGGCGTGCCGCGCTGCACGTGCCAGCTCGCCCAGGTATGCCGCAGGTCGTGCCAGTTGAAGTCGACCATCCCGGCCGCCTCACACGCCCGCGCGAAGTCCCGCTTGTCGATCTGCCCGATCAGCTTCGGCGGCCCGTCTCCGCGCGTGTACCCGCGCGTAAAAACGAGATCCGTCGCCGTCTGGGCCCGCCGCGCGAGCACGCTCATCGCATCCTCGTTCAGCGGTACCGACCGGGCTCGCTTCGACTTTGCGCCCTCGTGCGTGATCCACGCATTGCACTGCGGGAGGTCGAGCTGCGAGATGCGCAGGCCGAACAGCTCGGACTCGCGCATCCCAGTCGCCACGGCTACGATCGCCGCGTCGCGCATCCACGGCAGGCGCAACGCATTGATCATCGTCATGATGACCGCCGGCGACTCCCACCGCACCCGCACGTCGGGCTCCTCGAACCGCTGGAGCTTCGGCACGCGGTCCAACCATTCCCACTCGACGCACAGGTTCAGCATGCGCCGGATGGTGTTGACGTAGCGGTTGCGCGTGCCTGGCTCGAGTGGCCGCGCGGGCTTCCCCTTGATCAATCGATGGGTCGGCAACGCGTTGAAGATATCGTCACCAGTAATGCTCCGAATTGAGCGACCGACAAATTGCTCTCCCCAATATGTGACGTGCCGAAGCTTCCCGGCATAATCGCGCTGCCCCTCACATAGCTTCAGGAACCGCATGGCAGCCTCTTCGAAAATGCGGTCGGGTACCTCGCCGAGCTTATCCTGCCGCCACAAATCAGCCTTCAGCCGGTCGTGGTATTCCTGCGCTGCCCGTTTGTCCTTTGTTTCAGCAGAGCGGCGAATTCTTTCGCCGCCTGGCGCGCTGATGTCGAGGTGATAGATACCGGACTTTTTATCTTTGCGGATTGACATTTGTCCTCCATACCGACCCGCAGCGATAGCCGGGTCAGATTGTTGCGCCTTTCGGACATGCTGGCAAGTTGGGACGGCCAAACGCGCCAGACGCGCGAACCGGGCATACGGAAGCCAATTTGCTTTCGCATTGCGAAAACCGTGCTGTAGGAAAGCTGCAGTCGGTCAGCTACCTGCTGTAAGGTGAGGGCGGTTTCAGCCTGTTCGCTCACTTTTCAACCCTCCTGAATTCGATGACCCACACCCACGGGTTCGCCTCCCAAAGGCCCGGGCCTTTCAAGTTCCAGTTTTCGCCACCATGCAGTCGATTGATCAGGTTCGCGAAAGCGTACTTGGCCGTTCCCATGCACTTCTCGTGGCTGGTCGCGTCACCCATGTGCCAGCCGTTCCGCTGCGTGCCGCGCACGACGGGATGGAAGGTGCGTCCGCCATCGAGGCTGATCGAGCCTTTCGGCGGCTCGATACCGAAGTCCGTGTAGACGGCGCCTTCTGCGATCGCATTGCCCTCGCTGATGTTCTGCAGGCGCTCGGCGCGTACGCAGGTGATCTCGAGCGTGATGCGCGAGGCGGCGCGCAGCATGTGGATCGACGGAATCCACGTCTCGCCAGGCTGCAGTTCGTATCCGTCGGCCGCGTACGCGGCGACATGCGAGAACACGCGCGGGCCGTCGGGATTGGCCTCATCGAGCTTCCACCAGTTCAGGTGCGTCTCGCGCACCCACAGCCGGTCGCCGGGTTCCCCGAATGGCGACTTACCCCCCCATTCACCGTCTTCGCTGAATGCGCCGAAGATCTCCGGGCCTGGCTCTTCGTCACCGTTCCGGTCGATGATCGTCGGGTTGTACCGCGCGACGGTGATCGGCGTGACGTCGTCAGGAGGTTGGCACTTCACGACGCGGCGCGTCTGCGTTTTCCGGCCTTCGAGGATAGCGCGCACCATCGGGCCGCTGAAAAGGATAGGGCGTTCGGTCATGCAGCGACTCCAGTGAGCAGTCGTTCATGGGAGAAGTTCGCGCGGATCAGGGCGGTAGCGACGTCCGGGCACACGCTGTTGCCGATCATGCGCACCTGCGCCGACTTCGACAGCGGCTTGCCGTTCACGACCGGGTCGAGAATGTAGCTGTCGGGAAATCCCTGCGCGCGGGCCAGCTCGCGCGGCGTGAGCATGCGCATGCCAATGTCGACGATCGCATAGTCCTCGCCATGGATCGTGACCAGGCCGATGCGATCGCGCGTCGGGATCGTGTGCATCGGCTCGCGCGCGTCCTGCCACTGGCCACCCTCGCCGTAGTACTTGATCAGGAACGCGCGGACCTCGGCGTGATGCGTGCCGCCAGCGCTGATTGTGTGCAGCGGCTCGTCAGCCGGCGCGCCGTCGCGGCACGTGCCGCGCAGCTTCACGAGGTTGGACGTCACCACGGCGTGATGGTCGGTCGTCGTCACGGTGCCGGCCGGTACGTCGATGCGCGTGCCGGTGACTCCTCCGTAGTGCTTCGCGAGGAACGCGGTCACAGCCGCGTGTTTCACGCCCTGTGCGACGACCGTACCGAGCGGCTTGTCGAGGCCGGGCACGCGTGGCGCCTGGCCGGGCCGCTCGCCGTAGCTGGTCTGGATCAGCGTCGCCGCGACGACGCCGAATTTGTTGCCTTGCGTCGTAACGGTGTGCAGCGGCCCTGCGACGTCCTGACACGGCGTTTCGCCGAAGTTGTTTTTCACGAGCGTCGCCGCGACGACGCCCATCGCGTGCGCGGCGCCGGCTGGCCGCGCGCAATCGCCGCCGGCGGTCACGGTATGGAGCGGCGCGTCGGCGGCGCTGCCGATGCTGTTCGCACGAAATTTCGTCACGTGCGGCACGCAAACGGCGAAACTGCCGCCCTTCGGATGTGCGGTGATCGTGCGCAGGGGCTCGTCGCCAGAGTGCACGCTGTCGCGGCCGTTGTAGTGCGCGATCGGCACGATGAACGGATCCGCGCTGTTCACGACGAACTTCATGATGCCGCGCGCGATACGGCGCAGCGTGGCGTCCTTCAGCGGCCGGTCGCGTTCGAAGATCGACGGGCACGGGATCGACCAGTCGATGCAGTCGGCCGCGGTGCGCCACGGCTGCAGCGCTCCAGCGCGCACGGCCGCACTTTTCGGGTCACCGTGCGTCGGCGTCGGCCAGACGATCGGAAGGTGGTCGCGGCGACCGACGACGAATAGGCGCTTACGGATCGTCGGCGCCTCGTATTCATGCGCGCGCAGCTCGCGGTATTCGACGTCGTAGGAAAGCCCCGTAATGAGGCGCCGGGCCTCCGGACCATCAATCGCCAGGTCGAGAACCTCGCAGCATTCAGCAAGGGCGGGATGGTCGGTGCGAATGCCGGTGGTGAGCATGCTGACGAACCCGTCGAATGTCTCGCCTTTCCGCGCCGGATCTGGAACGAAGTTACCCGGCGAAACCTCGATCAGCGGGCCCCAAGTCACGAACTCCTCGACGTTTTCGAGCATGAAGACGCGCGGCGAGGTCATGAGGCACCACCGAATTGCGACCCATGCGAGCCCGCGGATTTTCTTCGACACGGGCTTTCCGCCCTTCGCCTTGCTGAAGTGCTTGCAGTCGGGCGACAGCCAGACGAGGCCGACTGGCTGGTTGCCCGTGATCGCAACCGGATCGACGTCGAATACGCTCTCGCAGTAGTGCTTCGTGTGCGGGTGATTCGCCGCGTGCATCGCGAGCGCTTCGGGATCGTGGTTGATCGCTACGTCGACCGGGCGGCCGAAGGCGCGCTCGAGGCCGGTGCTTGCGCCGCCGCCCCCGGCGAAGTTGTCGATGATCAGTTCGCTGCCAAGGTCGAGCGGGAGGGTGATCAGGTCGCGCTTCATGCGTTGGAGCTCCGATAGGTTTTTGTTAGATCGTGATCGACGGACTTCCCCAGCGAACGCAGGAGGTTCGCAAGGCTTGCGCGATCTTGGTGGCTGGCGGTTGCCTGCCGCAGCAGGCCGAAATACGAATTTGCGACGGGCATCAGGTCGCCGGCCGGCGTCTCGACGACACGCCGCAGTGCTTCATTGCGCGTGCGCTTCCGCGTTTCTCGGCGCCAAGGCTTGATGACCTGGCCGACGAAGTCGATGCCGCGGTCGATCGGCTGCAGGATGGTTTTTCGCGGGTTGATTCGCGCGCCGAGCCGTTCCGGCAGGAAGGCTGTGACATCGGTGAGAATCTCGTTCAGTCGCTCCGGCGAGTCGTGCAGGAACACGAAGTCATCGACGTAGCGGACGTAGTGCCGCGCGCCGAGCATGTGCTTTGCGCGCTGGTCGAGCACGTCGAGGTAGACGTTCGCGAAGAACTGGCTCGACAGGTTCCCGATCGGAAGACCGAGGTCAGGCGCCTGTTCGAGTAACCGTTTATGGGGTGGCACGAGCTCCATCATGGCGGGATCGCCGTGGTACTCGTAGTCGGTCCGTGGATCGTGCATCAGCACGGTTTCGGTCAGCGATCGCCAGAACGGCTCGGGGATCTTCGCGTGCAGCAGGTCGCGCAGGATCAGCTTGTCGATGCTGACGAAGAAGTTCGCGAGATCGCACTTCAGGTAGAACGCGCGCTTCGACCAGTTCTGCGTGATCGACCGAACCTTCGATTCGAGGCGCTGCGCGGCGTACAGCGTGCCGCGCCCCTTGATGCAGGCGCAGGAATCGGCTATGAAAGACCGCTCGAAATGCGGGCCGATCCGGTTGTAAAGCAGGTGGTGCACAATGCGATCGCGAAACGTGGCCGCCCAGACTTCGCGCGGCTTCGGTCTCGTGATGACGAAGCACTTCGAGCGGCCGGGCATGTAGCTGCCGTCGGCCAGCTCGTCGTAGAGGCGGCGCAGGTTTCGTTCGAGCCGCATCTCGAACGCGAGCGCTGCATTGCTGTTTCGCTTCGTTCGCCGGCAGTCGAGATACGCTTCGACCAGCTCGGCGAACGAAAATGGCCCTCGATCTGCGGACGGCGCGGGCGCGCAACTCGTTGTTCTGGTGGTTGTTGTTCTGGTTGCCATTGTTGAAGTTCTGGTACCACGCCCAGCCGGAGGTATCGTGCGATCTACGTCGCCCGGCCGATTGCTCAGTCGGGAAACTGCGCTGGACCTTTCCGCACGCCGGCGGCCGGTTTCCTCATTGCGCATGGCGGTGGCCTTGTGAGCCAGCGGCACGACCAGATTGATATATCGCTCAGCCGCGAAGGCCTTGACCTTAGCGGAGCGGGCGACGGTTTGCGGCGTTCTTCCAGCCGGTGGCCTGCTTCCCGATGCTCGTCGTTTTCTCGACGGCAGCTGCGTATCCGTCACGCGCGATCAGGCGCTTATCCATGCTGAGCCGAAGCAGCAGCTCGATCACCTGCAGGCGCTCGAGCAATTCGACCAGGTGCGGCGCCTTGTCGGCCGCGACGTTCGCGCGGAACACCAACACCATGATCTCGATGCACTCCGCGCTGATCTTCTCGCCGATGCTGCGCTTGAAGTCGCGGGGCATGTTCTTGACCAGGCTGGTGACGTCATCGAGCAGCCCGTAGGCCGCTCGATATATCGGGAGTTGGTTGTGCAGGGCCACGGTGGGTTAAATGATCAAAAAACTGAAGGGATAAATCTGCGGACGGCGCGGGCGCGCAACTCGCCGTCCTGGTGGAGGTAGTACTGGAAGCCATCGCGGAAGTACTGGTACCACGCCCAGCCGGAATTCGATTCGTGACGCTCGATGGACCAGTACCAGCTCGGCTCGAATTCACCCTTCAGGTTGGAGAACAGCAACGATTGCTCCCGCCGCGTCGGCAGTTCGCCGCCATGTTCGGCGGCCCAGGCCTTCGCCGCCTCCCAATCCAGATCTTCAGCATCGCCCGGCAGGAGAATCAGGTAGTGGCTCAGCGAACCGTCTTCGAGAAGGATCTGTCCGGCGATGCGCTCGCCAGCCGCGAGCGGGACCGTGACAGCGTCGACGTGGTACTGGGTCGCGCGCGGCTGCTTCTTGAACTCGTCGATCATCGCGCCGATGCGCGCGTGATCTGCTTCGATCTGTTCCAGCGTGATCGTCATTGCATGCTCCGATTGTGAATGGATGAAGGGTTAAATCGACAATCTGCGGACGGCGCGGGCGCGCAACTCGTCGTGCTGGCGGTCGTCGTACTGGTAGCCACTGAGGAAGTTCTGGTACCACGCCCAGCCGGCGTAATCCGGGTCGTCGTCCGGCATGTTCGACCAGTACGCAGCCTTCTCGAAGAGGTCGCGGTGCTGCTCGTATGCGATCACGAGCTCGGCGCGCGTCGGAAGGTCCCCGCCACGGCTCTTGGCCCAGTCCATCTGTTCCTGCCAGGTCCCGCGATCGTTCTCGCCGGGCAGCAGGATCGTGTGTGTGACGTCGCCGTTCTTGTCGACGAAGCCGCCGAGGTAGATCTCGCCTTCGGCGAGCGTGGGAAGCTGGATCTGCATGGTTTCTCCGGAAAAGAGAAGGGCGCCGATCGGCGCCCTTCGAATGCCGCGCGGACCGAGGTAAGCCGCGCGGGATAGGCTCTGTTGAATCAGCGGGGCATCCACTGCGTGCCGCGCACGATCCGGCCGACCGGTTCGAGCACGAGCACCTCGGATTCCTGTTCGCTGCGTACGAGCGCGCTTCCGCGGCGCTGCGCGAGTTCGAGCGAGGTGTGACGCTGCGGCTTACAAGTGCGGCCGACCGTCACGAACAGCGGCGCGCGGGTGCCGACTGGGCCGAGCGTCAGCTCGTCGATACGTGCCTCGAGCGTCGCGGCGTTCGCGCGCCAGGTGTCGGCCTTCAGATGCGCGGCGTCGCGCTCGGCGGTGAGGCGCTCGACGTCGGCGCGCAATTCCGCGATGATCCGCGCGACATCGATGACGCCGGCGTTCGGGTCCAGCGACTTCTCGACCAGGCCGACGGATACCAGCACCGGCGCGGCTTCGGCCGGCGGCGTTTCGCCGAGCGGCTGCGCTGCCTGTGCCGCGCGCGCGAGCCAGTACACGTACTCATTGCCGCCGCCGGCGCGCTTCTCGCGCTCGACCAGCCCGTCGCCGAGCATGCGGTTCAGCTCCTTCGTCACGTCGAGCTGCGGAAGCCCTGTTCCGGTCGCCACGGCCTTCGCCGTGGCTTCCGACGTATCAGCGAGATACCGCTCAATGTCCTCTCTCACGCTGCCTCCCGTACGGCACGCGGCGCCGGCGCGCCGACCTGTCCATCCTCGACCCAGAATGCCTCGATTCCATCCGGCAGGCCGGCCGGCGCCGCCTTCAGGCTCATGAACACGAGCGCCGTGTCGATCTGGCCGGTGTAGGCGAGATCATCGAGCCAGTAGAGCAGCCGGTCGCGCTCCGTCCCGACCAGGACGTCGGCACGATCCAGCACGAGCAGCTTCAGGCCTGAGAAGAGGCTGATCGCCGCGGCGATGTGCGCGTCGACGCGCCAGCGTTCCGATTCGGACAACAGGGCGTACGCGCGGCCGTCGGCGAGAACTTCCATCTCCGGCGTGATCGTCACGTCGGCCCATTCGGACATCTCGGCGAGGTCCGTCAGGCGCTCGTTCATCGGTGTGAGCGCTTCGCTGAGCAGGTCGGCCGGGATGCCGTTGGGCGCGAGCGCGTCGGCGATCGCCTCGTAGGCGGCAACGTCTTCGTGCAACGCCGCAGCTTGCTTTGCCAGATCGGCAGCGCCGGAGGCGCGCCGCTCGATTTCACGAAGCGTCGCAATCTCGGTGTCGAGCTGCTTGCGGCGGCGCTGAAGGTCGGCCAGCTCCGAGCGCGCGGCGTCGCCGCTCTCTCGGGCGGCGGCCGCGCCGCTGTCATCCGCGTCATCTTCGAGCGCCCGCAGCTGCGTCGCGGCCGATTCAGCTGCTTCGACGTCACGTTTCCGGTTCACGGCCGCGTTTTGCAGCGTCTTCAGGCCGTGTTCATACTCGGGCAGCTTCGCGGCCGCGTCGGCGTCGCGCGCGCCAGCTGCAGCCGCCGCCGACAGTACGCCGTTGAGGTAGCGCAAGAGCGCACCGCATTCCGGGCAAGAGCATTCGGTTCCGGCCGGCGCTGCGCCGGCGAGCACACGAAGCGCTTCGACCTTGGGCAGGAATTCGGCGACCTGCTCGTCGGCGAGCTGCGCGAGCTCGACCGCCTTCGCGTAACCGGCGGCGCGCGTGCGCAGGTCGGCAATTTTCGACGCCCGCGCACGTGCTGCGGTGTCCGCCGCGTCGGCTGCGCCGATCTGCTGCTGCAGTTCGCCGATCCGGTCGTCGAGCGCCGCGCGGTCGCCCGTGAGCTTCCGCAACACTGCTTCGTCGAACTCGACCGCCGCCGGCCGCCAGGTGGCTGCCTTCTGGCTGCCGTACGTTTCGCCGGTCGCGTTGCGCCATGACTGCTTCGCGCCGCGCGCGCGGTCGGCCGCCTCCTTCTGCGCTGCTTCGAATCCGGCGCGCAACATCGGCGTGACGGCTGCGAGCCGCGCGGCGGCCGGCGCTGGCAACACATCGGCGCGAAGCCCGAGCTTCTCGAGCAGCCGGACGCGCATTTCGTCGACGCCGATCTTCACGCCCATCAGGTCGTACAGGAACGCCCGGCGCTCGGCCGCGCCAAGGTGCGCGAACCGCTGCGCGTCGAGCACCAGCGGCAAGCGCGGATCCTCGGCAAGCTCGCGCTTCAGCTTCCCCGACGGCAGCATGACGCTATTCGCCTGCTCGCCGCACGCGACGACGATCTGGCCGGCCTCGGAACCATCGGTCACGAGAGAGCCGTATTCCTTCTTCAGCGCGACGCGCACGGTGTCGCCGGTCAGCGCCATGCGCACGGCTTCCTGCAGACTGCTCTTGCCGGCGCCGTTCGGTCCGGTGAAGAGTGCGACGGGCTTCGACAGCCGCAGGTCTGCGGCGTGGATCCCGAGCACTTTCGAGACATAGATGTCGGTGATCTTCATGGGAGGTTCCGGTTAGTCGGCGCTGATCGGCGTGCGCGTGCGGCGCGCGGTGCCGGCGCGCGGCTGTTGCTGTGCCTGTTCGGCCGCTGCGGTGATGGCGCGCATGCGCGCTGAAGCTGACGCGTTCAGGTCCGCCTTCGCGGCCTCGTCCGGCACGCCGGCGATCGCGCTGCGTGCGAGGTCGAGATCCTCGGCGGTCGCAGCGGACTCGATGTCCTCGCGGATACCGCGCACCAGCCCCTCGACGTCGAACTCGAAACCGCCTTGGCTCTGACTGGCGCCGGCGCGAGGCTCGTCCTGGTCGTCGACCCGATCGGCTCGGGTAGCTGCCGGCGGCGCGTCGGCCGCGCGCGATTCCGTCGCGGGACCGGTCTGTGCCGGCTCGGCGCCGCGCGGCACTTCCTCCGCAGGTTGCGCGCGGCCGTTGCGCAGCTCTTCGAGCGTGCTGGTCACTGCAACCGAGCCGTCGGCTCGAACTTCGACGGTATCGATCAGCTCTTCCTGTGACGAAAGCCCCATGCTGATCTCGGGGGCGTAGGCCCGCTGCCAGAACGCGGCCGAGCGATACACGAACATCTGGTCGGGCATCGTGAGCCACTTACTGCCGTTCTTCTTGTTCCAGCCTTCAGCCTTGACCATCTTCCAGTCGATCCAGGTGCCGTTCAGGCGCTCGCCAGTCGACTTCTCGATCGTCCATGCCCGGCAACCGAAGTCGTCACTGCCTTCGGTGCCGCGCCATTCGTAGCGCAGCGTCTCGAACCGGCCGCATGTGTTCACGCTGGCGATCAGGAACTTGCTCGACCAGCCGGGGTTGCCGTGGACGATGTACAGGTTCTGCATGACCATCAGCTCGTCGGCGCCGAGGCGGCGCGCGAGATTCAGCGCGATCATGCAGTTCGCGACGTTGTTCTGGTAGTGAGCGGGGACAAGTGACGAAGACGCGAAAGCCTTGGCGACGCGCTGCAACAGCTCGAAGCCTTGAAGATCGAAGAAGCCCGCGCGAACAGGCGGCAGCGATGCCTCGCGCGGCGCGGGATTGCGGATAGCTTCCAGGGTGGTAGGCGTGGACATGGAGATCTCGCGAGTTAGTCGTGGAACTGGCAGGTGCCGTGGCGCGGGCAGTACTTCTTGTCGCACAGCAGCGATTTCGGGTTGGGGTAGAAGCGGCCGGACCGGAACATGTCCGCAGCGAACTGGATCAGCCCGGGCGTTTCCTCGGTGCCGACCATCACGCGCTTCGAATTTGCGATAGACGCGGTTGCGACCTCGGGCGTGCCCTTCGTCTTCAGGCCGATGATCTCGGCGGTGTCGCCGATTTCCTCGCCAGTCGTGTGCTCGTACAGCAGCTCGTACGTGCCGATCTGCGGCCCGTGCCCCTTCGTGACGGCCGCACCTTTCTGGACTGCAGACGATCCGCTCTTCAGGTCCGCGATACCGACGCCGGCTGCCGAGCGGCGCACGCGCGCGCGGTCCATCGTGCCCGTCAAGCGCACGATGACGCCGCCACCGCAGTCGATTTCGAGCGGCTTCGTTTCCATCTCGACCGCGACGAAGTTGTAGCGCGGCGCGAAGTCGAGGCAGTACTTCGTCGTGAGCGACAGGCCGATGCGCTCGGCATCCGACATGTTCAAGTCGTCGCGGGCCGGGTCGAACTCGTTCTCCGGGTCGCGCAGCTTGTCGACGAACGCGCCCGCCGCGTCATCGACCGTCAGGCCGGAGCCGTCGATGCGTGCCTGGTCGAACACGGCCGTACCGGCGTGAATCGCGGTGCCGAGCGCTGCGCGCAGGCCGACCACGTTGCGCATTTTCAGGAGGTGGATGCCCTCCCATCGGTATGCGCAGTCGAAGAGTGCGCCCCAGCTGGACGCGCGGACGGTGTAGATGGAAGGGTTCATCAGGTTCTCACGAGGTTGGCGACGGCGCTGGTGCCGTCGGCATTGAGGGCGGCGGCGACGTACATGCACGCGGCGGCGATCAAGCTCGCGACGATGTAGCTGACGACCGGGCTGCGAGCGTGGATGCGTTCGAGCAGCGCGCCGAGAAAATCGAAGGGGGTCATCCGAGGCTCCTCAGGTAGGGGCCGGCGACGAGCGAGCCGTACCAGAGGCCCGCGATCGCGACGCCGTAAGCGACCATCCACACGCCGGCCTCGACGGCGCGGCGCATGCGCGGTGCGCGCCCGGCCACGCGCAGCAGCACGTTGTCGGTCGGCGCACGGGGAACGGTGAGCGCGCGCATTTACAGACCCTCGCCGCAGACGCGTACGTGGCGCACAGGATCAGTGACCGGCACGGGTGCCGTGTAGCCGGCCTTGCCGAGCGCGGCGTCGACGACGGCGCGAATCCCAGACGTGAGCACGGTTTTCGAGGCAACGAGGCGCAGCGCGGTGACAATGTCCGGCGATGCCGCGATCAGCTGCGCACGCGCCTGAGACTGGTCGCTCGCGCCGAGCACGATGCAGATGCGCTCGTCTTCGCCGAGCACGACGATGCAGTTGCCGTCGTAGTCGAGGTAGTCGCCGGGCTCGCACGTTTCCCACGGCCCTTGCGGATGGCTGGTCTGTCCCATGTGGTCTCTCGGTGTGGTTGGCGCGGCTCAGCCGCGGTGGTGCTCGTCGTCGCCCCAGCGCTTGATCGCGCGAGCAAGTTCGACGACAAGCCACAGGATCAGGAGGGCGCCGACGCCAATGACGAAGCGGGCCATGTCAGATCCCGCGCAGGAGGCGAAGCGCCGGCGCGCCGTGGTCGGCGCAGTGGCTGACGCCAGCATTGCCCGGGCCGAGCGCGACACCGCACGACGAGCAGGTCGTCTGCGCGAAGCGCGGCGCGACTGCGGCGAGGTCGGCGCATGCGATGCGGCGCGCGATTTCCGCCTTCATGACGTCCTGACACACGTTCCAGACCTCGTAGACGTCCTCGATGTAGCCGCGGCGCAGCGCCGCGTCGACCACTGCGATCTGATCGACCGAGAATGGCAACACGTCGAACGTCACGCGCTCGGCGATCGCTTCGTTGCGCTCGTCGCGCGTCAGAGCCGCGTCATCGGCTGCTGCTTGTCGGTGGTCGGCGAGGGCGTCCATACGCGAAGGGAGCGTGCGGACGTTTCCGACCTGGTGATTGTTCGGATGCATCGCACCCTCCACGCAGTTGAAATCGATGAAGGGTTAAATGGGCAATCTGCGGACGGCGCGGGCGCGCAACTCGTCGTCCTGGGGGCCGTTGCTCTGGTAGCCACTGAAGAAGTGCTGGCACCACGCCCAGCCGGAGTAGCCCGGATCGGTGTCCGGCTGGCACGTCCAATACGCGTCGCGCTCGAACTCGTCGCGATGGTTTTCCAGAAGGAAGAGCATTTCGACCCGCGTCGGCAGATCGCCGCCGATCGACTTTGCCCACTCCATTTGCGCCTGCCACGTTGCGTCGTCGTTGTCGCCCGGCAGGAGCACGACGTGATGCTGTTCGCCGGCGGTGTTCGTGACGATGCCGACGTAGATCTCGCCCTCGGCGAGCTGCGGAATGGATACAGCGGTGGGGGTGGGCGCGTTCATAGAGACTCCGGAAAGGAAGAACTACTAAGTAAATTGGGGTGTGAAACGGTGAACGGTGCTTGCTGCAGCAGCTCTCACCGGTGGCGCCTCGAAGAAGAACCGCCACCGGTCAGAACTGCTTTCACTCGCGCGCCCGGCTACTCCCGGCCGTGCCGGCTCCGGGCCGCGCGAGGTTGTGTGCCGATTACAAAGCCATCGGTCACGTGTTGCTCTGGCTGTCTTGCATCAGGCTCGCTCGGCGCACAGCGGTCTTCCGCTGCGTCCGTCCTGACTCACGACGCTGATCGCGCCGGCCGGTTGCTCCGCAGAAGCGGTCCCGGCATACCTTCGATTGTTAGAGAGCGATCCGCCTGGGGCGGTGGCGCAGCGCGTTGTGTGCTGCGTTGGAGTGATAATCACATACGTGTTTTCGTTGTGTCAACACAAATGTGATTTTCGATCTAGAAATTGTGATTGGGGTGCCAACTGTTGCTAAACGCTGACCTTCGGCGCGAACTGTTTACACCAGTTGAATGTTCCCCGAATCTGGGGCTAAACTACTGTACATGCATACAGTATTATGGTGCTGGCGAAGACGAGGGCGGCCGATGAAAGAAGAAGCTGAGCAGCGCCTGCGATGCAGGCCCGGGGATTTGGCAAGGGTGGTTCATTCGACCAACCCAGCCTTGATCGATCAGATTGTTGTCGTCGAGAGGTGGCGGCAAGATCACGGCCGCTGGGCTGTCTGCCTTTTGGGCGGGGCGGTGCTGGGTGTGACGTTATCGGGCCGGGAGCCAGTCGTCACATCGCGGTATGGATTTCGCGACTCGTCGCTCGAGCCGCTGTCGCCGGAGATCACGGTGTCGCCGGCGTTCGAGGCTAGTCGCCGGCGCCAAGCTTATCCGATCCAGGAAGCATTCGAAGCATCAGCTCGAACGTCTGGCTAGATTCCCCGGCTTTGTCAGCCCTGAGAATGGCGTCGATCAAAGTTTTTGCCGGCCCGCTCGCCGAACTGACTGTGGAGTCGTAGCTTGCTTCAGTATCGGGATCTGGAGTTGGCTTACCTTCGCCTTCGGCGAGCCAAAGCGCACTGACGCCGAGAATGTCGGCGATCTGAGGTAGCCGCCTCGCGCTATTGCGCGTACCGGCTTCCAGATTCCCAATTGTTGATTGGGACACGCCCGCCTTATCGCCAAGCTGCTCTTGGGATAGGCCGGCGCGAAGTCGCGCCCATTTAAGTCTGTCGGCTAGGGTGTACATATCACAATCGTAATAGAACGCCCCATTCGATTTGTGTTGACCGTCTAAAACACAAATGTGATACTGGGGCATGGACATTCAAAAAGCCGTCGCCGACCTCTTGGGTTCGGGACTCACTCAATCTCAGCTGGCCGGCCTGGTTCCGTGCTCGCAGTCCTTGATTTCCGCGCTCCTAAGAGGTGCGCGGGGTGCACGTGTGTCCTATGGAATCGCGAGCCGGGTCATGGAGCTTCATGCCGAGCGATGCGGTAAGCCGAAGGGGGCGAAGTGACTTTCCAATCCGCCTGCCTCGCCTTCGGTCAGCTTTGCGTCCTGATTTCGGCCTGGATGCTGTATCGCACCAGTAGTCGATTGGTTCGAATGTTCAACGAAATGCAGTCGTTAGTCGTCGAGGCGAAGAGCCAGAGCAGAGTGTCTGAGGATGAAATGCGAGCCGGCTCGATCACCTCGCGCATCGACAGCGAGTGCGAAGGCGGTTGAGACGACGGCTGCATGTCGACGCGACCGGATGCGTTGACCGTTCGATCGGCGCTCCGCAGTTCGGATCGGCTTCGGATCGAGGTGATGCATAGCTTGCTGTCGCCCGGCGTAACGAGAAGCCGTACGAGATAGTCGCCGGACGGATGCGGATCGGCGATGGCCCGGAAGTAGGGGGCGGCGTTCAGCGCGGTCTGGCGGTACTGAAAAAACATGATCACGGCAGTGGCAGCGGTAGCGACAGCGGTTGCGATCGCCACGGCCTGGTCGAAGACGGTCATGCGAACCCCGTGTTGTGGTTGTTGAAGAGGTCAGAGGCTTCAATTCTCGCATAGCGGTGGTTCGCATCTTTTTCAATAAAAATCGGGGCTATCGTCATGTCAAGACGCGCCGAATTTCGAAACGAAGTAAAAACGCGGCTGCGTGATCGCGTGTACGACGCGCTTCAGTTCTACAAGCAGCTGCACGGCATCGATTCCGACTCCGCCGCGCTCAACCGCATCGCAGAGGTGGCGCTGTTCGGCGTTGTGGGTACTTTGCCCGTCCAGCTCGCGGGCGTCAGTGCCGATGTGGGACAGACTGGCCCACAGGTGAATGCATGACAGGTCGCCGCGTAGAGCAGGCGGTCCTGCTGCCAGTGGTCGAAGCAGCTGATCTGGCAATGCGTGCGGCGGCGGAGGGCATCCCCGTTACCGATTTCCTGGGAATTCAGGTGCTACGCGGCGCGTACGGCGCCATGCACCCGCTCGTCATCGAGTTCGAGAAGCGGCCCAAAGCGGCCCAATTTGGGACCGATGGTGAGGAGCAACAGCCGTGAACGACCTCCCGAATCCTCTCACCGCCGCCGACTGCGACGTGCGCGACTTCGCATTCATGCCGCTTGACGTCGTGCGCCTTCGCGACAGCGACATTGCTGCGCTGGCGTCAGCTGACGAGTTCCGCGCTGCAGTGCTGCTCTGGTGCGCCGCATGGCACCAGGTGCCCGCGGCGTCGCTTCCTGACGACGATCGTGTGCTCTCGCAGCTCGCCGGCTACGGCCGCGTCGTCACCGAGTGGCGCAAGGTCCGCGATGGCGCGCTGCGCGGTTGGATGAAGTGCACCGATGGTCGCCTGTATCACCCGGTCGTCGCTGAGAAAGCGCGCAACGCATGGTCAGCGAAGCACGAGCAGCGCTACAAAACCGAGTGCGCGCGCATCAAGAAGCACAACCAGCGGCACGAGATCCAGATCGAATTTCCCTCGTTCGAAGAGTTCTTGTCCCCCGAATATCGCGATCCTGTCCCGAGGGACAAACAGAAAGTGTCCCCAGGGACAAGCGGTAAGCGTCCCTCGGGACAAGCAGGAGGTGTCCCCCCGACTGTCCCCGGGGAAACCTCATCCAAGGGAGAGGGAGAGGGAGAAGTAAACCTAAAAGCAAGCGGCGGCGGCACAGCACAGGCAGTAGGCGACGACACGCAGAGCGCCGCCGCCGCTTTCGTCGAGATCCTTCGCGCCAGCGGCATCGGCTTCGCCACCGACGACGAGCGAGTGCGCAGCTGGCCAGCGCTCGGCGCGACGCCGATCGACCTGCGCACGGCGATTCAGGTCGGGTTGCTGCGCCGCAAGCGCGAGAACTCGACGCAGCCGCTGAACATCGGCCTGCTGAACTCGCTGCTGCCCGAGGCGATCGCTCAGCGCACCAGCCGCGCCGGCACCAGCTCGACCACTGCGGTCGCCGGCCCGTGGCACACCAGCTGGCCCGGCATCGTCGCTCAGGGCCGCACGCTCGGCCTCGAGCAGGGCGAGCACGAGACGTGTCCCGATTTCAAGCTGCGCGTGCTTCGCGCTGCGGGTGATGGCCCGTGGTGGGACGAGCATAACCGCGCATTTCGCAACAGCGCCGGCCCAGTCGCGGCTGGCTCGATCCTGGAGGCCGGCCGATGAGCTACGAGCAGCAGCAACTGATCACGGCATCGCTCGTCGCGCGCAGCGTCGAGTTCGTCGTGCCCGGTACGCCTGTCGCAAAGGGGCGCCCGAAGTTTGCGCGCCGAGGCGCGCACGTCACGACCTACACGCCGGAGAAGACCGAGCGCTACGAGAACCTCGTGAAGATGGCCGCGAGCGCTGCGATGCGCAGCACCGAGCCGTACGCCGGCCCGATCCGTCTCGTGGTGCACATCGGCATGCCCATCCCGACGAGCTGGTCGCAGAAGCGTCAACGCGCCGCTGCCGCCGGAGAGATCGGCGCCACCAAGAAGCCGGACGCGGACAACGTTGTCAAGGCGTTGAAAGACGGGATGAACGGGGTTGCATACGTCGACGACGGCCAGGTCGTCGATCTCTGGGTCGCGAAGCGCTACGCGGTCGTGCCCGGCGTGCGCGTCGAAGTCATCGAACTGAACCTGCAGCGAGCATAGGGAGGGCCCTTTGAAGACGAAAACCACGAAAATCACCCTCGACACGGTGCTGTCGGTCATGAAGCCCGGGCAGCGCTACACGGCGCACGACCTGTCGCGCAACGCAGACGTGCCGCTATCGACCGTGCGGCACCTGCTCGCTAGCGACCGAGCCGCGACGCGCATCGACGTCCGACGCGGCGAAAAGCGCGGCCGCATGTTCTCGCTGGCCGGCACGTGCGGCGGGGAAGGCCACGTCGACACGCGGATCCGCCCGGACTTCACGAGCCACCTCACGGGGTACGCGGGCTGGCTCGGCAGCCACCAGGCACTGGCCATGACGACGCGGGGTGCGCGATGAGCGATGTGATCGAGTTCAAATCGGCGTTCGACGCCGTGCGCTTCGCGCTCTGCTACTCGTCGCAGCAGTACGGCGAGACGATCATGGCGAAGCGCATGCGCGGCGAGATCGGCGGCAACGGAATGGGGCTGATCGGGCTGGCCGGAGCCGGCCAGGCGGGCATGATCCGGCGCGAGCTGGAAACGCTGCCCGAGCTGCACATGTCGGTGATCGTCGCGCGCGCCGCGCCGCATGTGCTGCCGTGCTCGTGCGCATCGGCATGCTGCAGCGGCAGCACACCGAACCTCGAATGGCAGGCTGCTATCGGCTGGCTGACGCGCGCGTCAGCGGCATACTGTTCGGGTTTCTCGCACTACCGCGTGCGCCGCGCGATCATCGAGCGGCTGTTTGGCGTGAAGTGCGATTTGTCGGAGATCGCCGACGAATGTGAGGCGCATCGGAACACCGTGAGCAAGCAGAACGCGGCCGTGCGGCTCTGGATCGAAGGCGACCGAAAGGGTGAATCCGTTGGTGTTGCGCAGGTCGCATGGCGCGAGATCGAGCGGAAGCTCAACGAGATCGGATTGTTGAAGGAGAGTGAAACCACTTGACGATGTGCATTTCATGCACAATAATCCGCGATATTCGATACACGTGATACGTGCGTCCAAAGCCCGCTGAGCGAAAGCCAGCGGGCTTTTTGCATTGGGGTTCAGCTATGTCTTTCCGCATCCTCGAAACCCGCATGTACCGCGATCCGATGCTCGTGCTCGAGGCAAAGCAGGAAGCCGAGCAGCGCGAGCGGCAGCGGCAGGCGCTCAGGAACGAGCCCAGTCCAGCGCGCCGCGCGGCCGATGCGCTGTTCGACCTGCCGCCGCGGCTGGATAGCCTGGCATGACCCGGGTGCAGAAGGCAGAGCCCGCCAGCAATCGGCCCATGCCGCCCGACGCGTTCTTCGACGACTCGAACTGGTTTCGTCACCTCATGCCGGCCGACGGCGTGAACGACTGGGTGCACCACACCTTCCTGCGCGACGGCGCGCCGCTGCACAACGGAGATCACGCGCACCTGGTCGACGCCGACGTTGCCTACCTCTGGGCGGCCGTCGAGAACGTGCGCCAGATGCGCCGCGTTGTCGGCCAGTGCGAAGAGGTGATGATCCGCGCCGGCGGCTGGCAGCGTGCCCGGCAGGAGCAGCAGCTCTGCGAATGGTTTGGCCGCGTGCCGGCATTCCTGATCACGCTCGACGCGCACTACGCGCGCGAGTGCAGCGACATGGAGTGGTGCGCGCTCGTCGAGCACGAGCTGTATCACATCGGCCAGCGCGACGACGGATTCGGCACGCCGGCATTCACGAAGGACGGCATGCCGAAGCTCGGCATCCGCGGGCACGACGTCGAGGAGTTCGTCGGCATCGTGCGGCGCTACGGCACCGGCGCGGCGGCCGGCGACACCGCGAAGCTGGTCGACGCCGCACGGCGCTCGCCCGAGGTCGGCCACGTCGACATCGCGCGAGCCTGCGGCACCTGCATCCTGCGGGCCGCGTAACTGAACGATTTCCCGCTATGGCAGCACTTCCCGACGCGATCAAGGTGTACATCACCCAGTCGCTCGCCTGCTTCGACACGATCTCGCGCGTCGCGAAGGCCGTGCGCGAGACATTCGACGTCGAGGTGTCGCCGCAGCAATGCGAGCGGTACGACCCGACGAAGCGCGCAGGCTCGACGCTCAGCAAGAAGTACCGCGAGATCTTCGAGCGCACGCGCGAGGAATTCCTGAAGGACACATCGCAGATCGGCGTCGCGCACCGCGCCGTTCGCCTCCGCAAACTCGACCACGCTGTCGGCATCGCCGAGCAGCGCGGAAACATTCCGCTGATGGCCCAACTGCTCGAACAAGCTGCGAAGGAAGCCGGAGGCGCGTTCACGAACCGTCACCGTCTGGAGCACACGGGCAAAGAGGGCGGTCCGATCACCGCGATCTCGACTGTGACGAACGACCCACAGGAGGCGGCGAAGATCTACGCCAAGCTCATGAACCCGTAGCATGCCCATCCCGTTCCCGTTCGACTTCCGCGCACCGGACTACGTGCAGGTCTTCGAATGGCGAGCGGAGCGGTTGAAGCGCATCCGCGCGAACCCGGCCATGCTGCCGGCGCTGCGCACGTTCTATCGGGACAACCCGGCCCAGTTCATCATCGATTGGGGCATGACGTTCGATCCGCGTAACGTCGAGCGCGGGCTGCCGGCGACGATCCCGTTCCTGCTGTTCCCGAAGCAGGAGGAATGGTGCCAGTGGTTCATGGAGCGCTGGAAGTCGCAGGAGCCGGGCATCACCGAGAAGACCCGCGACATGGGCATGTCGTGGCTGACGGTCGGCCTCGCCGACACGATCTGCCTATTCCACGAGGGTGTCGCAGCCGGGTTCGGTTCGCGCAAGGAAGAGTACGTCGACAAGATCGGCGCGCCGAAAAGCCTGTTCTGGAAGGCGCGCGAGTTCCTGCGTCTGTTGCCGGCCGAGTTCCGCGGATCGTGGAACATCGACACACACGCGCCGCACATGCGCATCCTGTTCCCGGACACGGGTTCGGTGATCACGGGCGAGTCGGGCGACGGTATCGGGCGCGGCGACCGCGCCAGCTTCTACGTCGTGGACGAATCGGCGTTCCTCGAGCGGCCGCAGCTGGTCGACGCGTCGCTGTCGGCGACGACGAACTGCCGCCAGGACATCTCGACGCCGAACGGCATGGGCAACTCGTTCGCCCAGCGACGGCACAGCGGCAAGATCAAGGTCTTCACGTTCCACTGGCGCGATGACCCGCGCAAGGACGACGCCTGGTACGCCAAGCAGGTCGCCGAGCTGCCGGCCGTGGTCGTCGCGCAGGAAATCGACATCAACTATGCGGCGTCCGTCGAGGGCGTCGTGATTCCGTCGGCATGGGTGCAGGCCGCGATCGGCGCGCACGTGAAGCTCGGTATCGAGCCGACCGGCCTGCGGCGCGGCGGCCTTGACGTCGCCGACGAGGGCAAGGACAAGAACGCATTCGCGGGCCGCTACGGCTTCCTGCTGAACTACCTCCGGTCCTGGTCGGGCAAGGGCGGCGACATCTACGAGACGGTCGAGAAGACCTTCGGCATCTGCGACGAGCTCGGCTACGAGTCGTTCGACTATGACGCCGACGGCCTTGGTGCGGGCGTGCGCGGCGACGCGCGCGTGATCAACGAGCAGCGCATCGCGATCGGCAAACGGACGATCAATGACGAGCCGTTCCGCGGCTCCGGGCCCGTGCATGACCCTGAAGGCGAGATGGTCCAGGAGCGAAAGAACCAGGATTTCTTCGCGAACCTGAAGGCGCAGTCGTGGTGGGCACTGCGGCTGCGCTTTCAGGCGACATACCGCGCAGTCGTCGAGGGGAAGCCGTACAACCCGGACGACATCATCTCGATCGACCCAGCGCTGGACGAGCTGTCCGCGCTGACGATGGAACTGGCGCAGCCGACCTACACCGTCAACGGTGTGGGGAAGATCGTCATCGACAAGGCGCCGGAAGGCACGAAATCGCCGAACCTGGCTGACGCGGTGATGATCGCGTATCAGCCGGCCGGGCAGGTTCTGGACATCTGGACAAGGTTGGCAGGATGAATCGAAAACAACGCAAGGCCGAGCAGCGGCAATACCGCGCGATGGCTGCGGATTCTGCCAACGCGAAACGCTGGCTGACGCCGGACAGCTTCCAGAACTTCGAAGCGCGCGTCGGCCTCGGCACGCCGAACCAGTCGTCAGCCTATCAGTACGGGTTCGACTTCATCTCGCGCAACCGCGTGCAGATGGAGGCGATGTACCGGTCGTCGTGGATCGTTGGCCAGGCCGTCGACGTCGTCGCAGAAGACATGACGCGCATGGGCGTCGAGATCGGTTCCGACATCGATCCCGAGGACAAAGACACCCTGAACCAGGGGTTCGAGAACCTCGCGATCTGGGACAGCCTGTGCGACACGGTGAAGTGGTCGCGCCTCTACGGTGGCGCGCTCGCCGTGATGATGATCGACGGCCAGGACGCGTCGAAGCCACTGCGGCTCGACACGATCGCCGAGGGGCAGTTCAAGGGCCTCTGCGTGCTCGACCGCTGGCTAGTTCAGCCGACTCTCACGGACCTGGTGCAGGAGCCGGGCCCTGAGCTGGGCATGCCGCGCTACTACGACGTCGTCGCCGATTCGATGGCGCTGCCGCGCCAGCGCATCCACTACAGCCGCGTGCTGCGCTTCGATGGCGTCACGCTGCCGTACTGGCAGCGCATCGCCGAGAACCTCTGGGGGCAGTCCGTCATCGAGCGGCTGATCGACCGGCTCGTCGCGTTCGACAGCACGACGATGGGCGCGGCGCAGCTCGTGTTCAAGGCGCACCTTCGCACGATGAAGGTGAAGGACCTGCGCAAGATCATTGCGATGGGCGGCCCGGCGCTCGAGGCGCTGCTGAAGAACGTCGACTTCATCCGTCGGTTCCAGTCCAACGAAGGGCTGTCGCTGATCGATGCTGACGATGAAATGCAGATCGACCAGTACGGTTTCACCGGCCTGGACGCCGTGCTGCTGCAGTTCGCGCAGCAGCTCGCGGGCGCGCTGCAGATCCCGCTCGTGCGGCTGCTCGGCCAGTCGCCAGCCGGCCTGAACGCCACCGGCGAGTCGGACCTGCGCACGTACTACGACAACATCAAGCAACAGCAGGAGCGCCGGCTGCGCCGGCCGCTGAACGTGCTGTTCGAGGTGCTGTTCCGCTCCGTGCTCGGCAAAGCTCCCCCGAAGGGCTTCTCGTACGACTTCCGCGCGCTGTGGCAGATGACGGACGAGCAGAAGGCCGCGACGGCCAACACGATCACCGACGCGGTGACGAAGGCTGTCGATGCTGGCCTCGTGACGCCGGCCGGCGGCATGAAGGAGCTGCGCGCGTCAGCGCATCGCACCGGCGTGTTCTCGTCGATCACCGACGAGGAAATCAAGCAGGCCGAGGACCAACCGCCGCCGGCCGCCGAAACGGAGCTTCCCCCTGATGCTGATGACCAGAACGACGGACCGCAAGCGACGCCGCAATCCGGTGCGCCTGGCCGGGCCCGAGCGTCAGCTAAGGACGCAGCTCCGCAAGATCGCCGAGCAGGTGGGCGCGTTGGTCGATGGCTTTCCGCCTGGCGATCCCGCGTACGCGCCGACGATCGAGCAGCTGCTTAGGCGATATGCCGAAGCGCTCGGCCCGTGGGCCGAGGTCACCGCCGCGCGGATGCTCGACGACCTGAACCGGCGCGACGAGCAGGCATGGATGCAGCAGGCCGCCGATATGTCGCGCGCGCTGCGCGACGAGCTGCGGCGCGCGCCGACCGGTGAGACGATGCGCGCGCTGATGGCGGAACAGGTGGGGTCGATCAAGTCGATCCCGCTGGAAGCCGCCGAGCGCGTGCACCGTCTCACGATCGAGGCGCTCGAAGACAGCACGCGCGCGGCTGCGATCTCGAAGGAGATTCAGCGATCGGGCGAGGTGGCAAAGAGTCGCGCCGACCTGATCGCCCGCACGGAGGTTTCGCGCGCGGCGACGTCGCTGACGGAAGCTCGTGCGCTCGCCGTCGGCAGCACGCACTACATCTGGCGCACCAGCGGCGACAGCGACGTGCGCGCCGGCCACCGCGCGATGGAAGGCAAGGTCTGCGCGTGGAACGACCCGCCGGAGGTCGACGAGAACGGCCGCGTCATGCGATTCCACCCCGGGCAGATCTGGAACTGCCGGTGCTGGGCCGAACCGATTATTTCCGAGGACTGACATGCGCTTCTACACGATCCAGAAGCTCGGGCCGAAGCGTTCGCTCACGCCCGAGGGCTTCCTGCTGTGCGAGGACGTTCCCGTCGCGCGCACTGGCGAGATGCTGTACGCCACCGGTGAGGTTCCGATCGAGGCCGGTCCGGACGGCCTGATCCGCATCAGCCGCACGCCGGAAGAAGTGTTCCGCGACGCGACGATGGCCAGCTGCATGGGCAAGGACGTCACGCTGGACCATCCCGACGATTTCGTGCAGCCGTCGAACTACGCCGGCCTGACGCAAGGCGTGATGCTCAACCCGCGTCGAAGCTCGTCGGAGCCGGATCTGCTCGTCGCGGACCTGCTTATCAAGCACCCGGACACCATCGCAGCGGTGCAGGACGAAGAAATCGAAGAGGTCAGCCTCGGTTACGAGGCCGACTACGAACAGGTATCACCCGGCCGCGGGGTACAGCGGAACATCGTTGTCAACCACGTAGCCATCGTCCCTCGCGGCCGCTGCGGCCCGCGCTGCGCGATCGGCGATAAGGAACCCGAGATGAAGACGAAAGACAGCAAGCCGACCACGAAGCCTCCGCGCCGCTCGTCGTGGCTCGACCGCCTGATGAAGTCGCTGAAGACTGGCGACGAGGACGGCGTCGAGGAAGCGCTCGAAGAGGGCCGCAAGTCGATGGACGAAGAGTCCGACGAGGAACGCGAAAAGCGTGAAGCCGCCGAGCGCGAAGGCAAGACGGCCGATGCGATCGCAGCGCTCACGAAGACGGTCAAGGCCCTCGATCGCAAGCTCAACCGCCTCGCGGCGCGCGACGCCGACCGCGAGCGTGAAACCGAGGACGACGACGAGGAAGAGGACGACGAGACGGAAGAGACGACGGACACTGTCATCGAGGCCGAAACCGCTGGCCGTCTCGATCAGTCTGGCGTCGACCTGTATACCGGCGACTCCGCGCGCCTGATTCCGGCGCGCGCCGAGATCCTCGCGCCGGGCGTGAAGCTCCCGACGCTCGACGGTCTGAAGACGAAGGACCGAGCGGCCGCGCTCTGCCGCTGCCAGCGCAAGGCGCTCGACCAGGCGTACGAGACGGACGCCGGCCGCGCCGCGATCGCGCCGTTCCTCGGCGGCCGCGCGCCGGACTTCGACACGATGCCCGCGCGCGTCGTCGATACGATCTTCACCGGCGCGGCCGAGCTGATGCGCGCGAAGAACAATGCTGGCGCATCGAGCGGCAAGGTCAACACGCGCGATTTCGGCAAGGCAACCACGATCGCCGACATCAACAAGCGCAACGCAGAATTCTGGTCCAAGCGGGCCGGCCAATAAGGAGAGTGCCACATGGGCAACGCAATTCTGTTTCGCATGCCTTCGGGCATTCCCGGCGACATCAGCCGGCAGTCGCAGGCCACGGTTGAAACCGGCTTCTTCGATTCGACAAATCCGTTCTCGGCATACGGCCTGTTCGGCAAGGTCGTGAGCGGCAAGTTCGTGCCGATCGGCGCGGGTGACGTCGCCACGGCGGTCTACGGGCTGCTCGTGCGCCCGTTCCCGACGCAGAGCTCGCAGGACCCCGTCGGCACGTCGACGCCCCCGACCAAGGGGCCGGCCGACATCCTGCGTCGCGGCTACATGACCGTCCAGCTGAACGCCGGCGTCGCCGCGCTGAACGGCCAGGTCTACGTGCGCGTCGCGGCGGCCGCAGCCGGCAAGCCGATCGGCGGCATCGAGGCGGCGGCCGATAGCACCAACACGATCGCCATCGCCGGCGCGACGTTCATGGCGGCAGCCGATGCCGTCGGCAACGTCGAAATCGCCTACAACATCTAAGGGAGCCGACATGACGACTCACAACAAAACGCTGCTCACCCGCGCGGCGGGCATCGCCATCGTCGGCGCGCCGGCGATCATCCGCGCACGCACGCGCGACGCGCTGATGACTTTCGATGCGGCGACGATCGACAGCACCGGCTCGTTCCTCGTCGGCGAGCTCGAACGGCTCGACCAGACGCTGCACATGCCGCTCGCGTCGGTCACCTGGTCGCGCGACATCGACCTCCGCGAGGACGTGTCGATCGCCGACGAGGTGTCGTCGTTCACGAACTCGACGTTCGCGGCCGCTGGCGGCGCGTCGCCGAACGGCAAGTCGTGGATCGGCAAGGATGCGAGCGCGATCGCCGGCCTGTCGCTGGACATCGGCAAGACGCCGAACCCGCTGACCCTCTGGGGCATGCAGATCGGCTGGACGATCCCGGAACTCGAATCCGCGCAGAAGCTCGGCCGCCCGGTCGACCAGCAGAAGTTCGAGGGCATGCAGCTGAAGCACAACATGGACGTCGATGAGCAGGTGTACATCGGCGACCCGATCCTCGGCGTGACGGGGCTGGTGAACGCGGCATCGGTGACCAACACCAGCAACGCGATCACCGGCAGCTGGGGCAGCGCGACGCCGGCGCAGATGCTCGCGGACGTGAACGAGCTGTGCAACAGCGTATGGGCGGCCTCGGCATACGCAGTGTGCCCGGAGCGCCTGCTGATCGACCCGCTGAACTTCTCGCGCCTGAATTCGGAAATCGTGAGCAGCGCGGGCAACATCAGCATCCTTCAGTTCCTGAAGAACAACTCGCTGTCGAACGCCATCAACGGCCGTCCGCTCGAGATCTACCCGTCGAAGTGGCTCACGAGCCGCGGCGCGAGCAGCACGAACCGCATGGTCGCGTACACGAAGGACAAGAACCGTGTGCGCTTCCCGCTCGTGCCGCTGCAGCGCACGCCGCTCGAGTACCGCGACATCCGCCAGCTGACGACGTACTTCGGCCGGCTCGGTGTCGTCGAAGTCGTGTATCCGGAAACCATCGGCTATCGCGACGGCGTGTAAGGGGACATCATGGCGAAGACGAAAATCTACGTTGCGAAGGCGTTCAAGCTGCTCGGTGCCGACGGCAAGCACACCGACTTCCACGTCGGCATGCACACGGTCGACGAGGCCATCGCGGAAAACTGGTACGTGAAGCACCACCTCGGCGATCCGGGCGACGCGCCGGCGGCGGCCGGCAGCGACATGTCAGCTGCGCTCGCGGCGGCGCGCGCCGAGCTCGAAGCCGAGGGCGGCCGGCTGGCCGAGCAGCGTGCCGAGCTCGATGCGATGTCGAAGGGCATCGACGCGCGTGCCGCCGAGCTCGACGCGCGGGAGGGCTCGATCGCCGCTCGCGAACTGGAGCACGCGTCGAACGTCGCGGCGTTCGAGGCAGCCCAGGCGGCAACTGCCGAGGCTGCTTCGCAGAAGGCGAGCGGCAGCCAGAAGCAGGGCGGCAAGCAGGCATAATGGCCGCGGGTGGGGCGCCCCCCCCCCCGGCGCGCCCACCATCTCCAACCGAAGGTGACCCGTGGACATCGCTCAGTTCCGCCAGACGTTCCCCGAATTCTCGAATTCGACGCTGTACCCCGACGCGGTCATCCAGATCTGGCTGACCGTGTCCGTGTCGCTAGTGAACCCGGACCGCTGGCAGGAGCTGACCGACATCGGCATCGGGCTCTGTACTGCACACCATGTCGCGCTGTCGATGCGCGATCAGAACGCGGCCGCCGTCGGCGCCGTACCCGGGCAGGTGACCGGGCCGCAGTCGGCGAAGTCCGTCGACAAGGTGAGCGCCAGCTACGACACAGCTGCCGTCGCCATCAAGGACGGTGGATTCTGGAACAGCACCATGTACGGAATCCTCTATCTCAGTCTCGCGATGATGATGGGCGCGGGCGGCATGCAGCTGTAGCGCCGCCGCTGCCCGTCGGGAGAATCCCATGGGCAGCATGAAAATCGACCGCCTCGACGAGGTGCTGAAGTCCATCGCCGGTCTCGTGAAGCAGGAAGTGCTCGTCGGCGTGCCCGATAGCACGGCCGGTCGCAAGGACGACGGCGAGCCGCTCAGCAATGCCGAGATCGGTTATATCCAGGAGACTGGATCCCCAGCGAACAACATCCCCGCGCGCCCGCACCTCGTGCCCGGCGTGCAGGACGCGCGGCCGAAGTTCGAGCCGCAGCTGCAGAAGGGCGTCGAAGCGGCGCTCGACGGCGACCTCGAACAGGTCCAGCGCCGGCTGAACATGGCCGGCATCGCAGCGCAGAACTCCGTGCGCGCGAAGGTCAACAGCAACATCGCGCCGCAGCTCGCGGAATCGACGCTCGAAGCGCGGCGCCGGCGCGGCGTCACGCGCGAGAACACGCTGGTCGACACCGGTCAGTACCGCAATTCGATCACGTACGTGATCCGCAAGAAGGGGTAGCGCATGGCTTTCCTCGACGTTACCGAAGTCCTGCTCGATCCCGATTTCATGGACACCGGTCTGGTCTGCAATCGCATGACGCAGACCGTCGACGCGCATGGGCGCGGCCAGAACGCGCCCACGGCGACCACGTTCGCGGCTGTCGTGACGAGCGACAAGGGCGACATCCTGCACCGCAACGCGGATGGCAGCCGAATCATCGGCTCGATCATGCTGCACACGATGTTTCGCCTGATGGACGGCAGCCCCGGGCAGGACGCCGACGAGGTGATCTGGGCCGGGCGCACCTACACCGTCGTCAACGTGAACGACTATTCGCATTTCGGCCGCGGCTTCGTCTGCGCGACGTGCGACCTGAAACCTCTTTCCGGATGACTCCATGACCGACAGCTCGACCGGCGGATACCTGGCGCCAGCCGTCGATACGCCGCCGGACGAGGATGATGCCCTCGACGACCTGGTGCACGACCTGGTCGCGGGTGTCACGGCCCTGTCTCCCGACCTCGTGCGGCCGCGCTGGCAACCGGTCGTCGCGAAGCAGCCCGAGCCCAGCGTGAACTGGTGCGCGTTCGGCATCCAGACGCAGACACCGGACGCGAGCCCAGCGATCGTCCACAACGGCGCGAACGAGGGCAGCGACACATACATCCGCCATCAGGATCTCGACGTGCTCTGCACGTTCTACGGCCCGCAGGCCAAGGGCTACGCGCAGCGGCTCGCCGATGGTCTCTCGCTCCCGCAGAACCGCGAACAGCTCCAGCTGCTCGACATGGCGTTCGTAGGCGTTTCCGAGATCCGCGCAGCACCGGACCTGGTCAACCAGCAATGGGTGCGGCGGTACGACATGTCCGTGAAGCTGCGCCGCAAAGTCACGCGCACCTACGCGGTCCTGAACCTGAAGTCCGTGCAGGCGTCGACGACGACAGACGCGTCGCCGCCGGTCACATCCACCATAAACGTCAACCTGTAGGGGATCAGCATGTCCAACGGACTGCCGGTATCGCGCCGCATCAACGTGACGCTCAGCCTCGCGGCGCTCGCGGCGCAGGGCGCGAACCTGAACACCGCGCTCATTCTGGGCGCATCGACGGTGATTGACACGAGCGAGCGGATGCGCCCGTATGCCGGGATCACCGACGTGGCCGCCGACTACGGCACCGCATCGCCGGAATACCTCGCTGCCGCGCTGTACTTCGGCCAGACGCCGAAGCCGCAGAGCGTATGCATCGGCCGCTGGGCGAAGACGGCGACGTCGGGTTCGCTGCGCGGCGGCGTGCTGTCGGCCGCGCAGCAGGCGCTCGCGCAGTGGCAGGCGATCACGAACGGCGCGTTCAACATCACGATCGACGGCACCGCGCGCAACGTGTCCGCGCTGAACTTCTCGGCGGCCTCGAACCTGAACGGCGTGGCCTCGATCGTGCAGGCGGCGCTCGCGTCGTATGCGACGGTCGTGTGGACCGGCAGCCAGTTCCAGGTGACAAGCAAGTCGAGCGGCGTCGGCGCCGCGGCGAGCGGCACGATCACACTGACGGCGAACCCGGCGGCGAACGATACCGTCACCATCAATGGCACGGCAGTAACGTTCGTCGCTTCCGCACCGACCGGCAGCCAGGTGCTGATCGGCGCCAACGCGGCGGCCACGGCGGCCAACCTGCAAGCGTTCCTCGCCGCTTCGACCGACGTGAACCTGTCCCAGTGCAGCTACTCGACGACCGGCGCCGTCACGACGGTGACCGCGATCGCGGTGGGCAACGCTGGAAACGCGATTACGCTGGCGAAGTCGAGCAGCGCGATCACGCTGTCGGGCGCCACGCTCGCCGGTGGTGTCGCGGCGTCGACGGTCAGCTACGCGACGGCGCCCGGCTCCGGCACCGACGTTTCGGCGATGCTGGGCCTGACGAGCGCGCTCGCGTCGGCGCCGGTGAACGGCATTGCGGCTGAGCAGCCGACGGACGCAGTGACGATCTTCCTCGACCGCTTCGCGAGCAAATTCCTCGGGATCGAGTTCGCTGACACGGCGGTGTCGGACGATCAGCACGTCGCGGTTGCGGCGATGATCGAAGCCGACCAGGCGCACATCTACGGGATCACGACCCAGAACCCGCAGGCACTGGACTCGACCGTGACCACCGACCTGGCGAGCCGCCTGAAGGCGCTCAACTACCAGTACTCGGTGATCCAGTACTCGAGCGCGAGCCCGTATGCGATCAGCTCGTTCCTCGGCCGTCTGCTGACCGTCGATTTCAACGGCAATAGCACGACGATCACGATGGACTACAAGCAGGAGCCGGGCATCGTCGCGGAAACGCTGTCGACGTCGCAGGCCAACGCGCTGCAGGCGAAGAACTGCAACGTGTTCGCGGCGTACCAGAACAACACCGCGATCGTGCAGTACGGCGTCACGCCGAGCGGCATCTTCGTCGATTCGATCTACAACGCGATCTGGTTCAAGAACGCGGTCCAGACGGCGGTCTACAACCTGCAGTACCAGAGCCCCACGAAGATCCCGCAGACGGACGCGGGCAACGCGCTGATCGCCGGCGCCATCTCGTCGGTATGCGACCAGGCCGTGACGAACGGGTACCTCGCGCCGGGCGTCTGGAACTCGGCCGGCTTCGGCGCCATCGTGCAGGGGCAGACGCTGTCGAAGGGCTACTACGTGTACGCACCGCCGATCTCGTCGCAATCGCAGGCGGATCGCGAGGCCCGCAAGTCCGTTTCGTTCCAGGTCGCGGCGAAGGAGGCGGGCGCGATCGGCGACGTCGACATCGCGCTCACCGTCAACCGGTAAAGGAAGAAAAACACCATGAGCACCTACAGCTTTGTGGACGTCACGGCGACGATCGTCGGGCCGACGGGCGTTTTCTCGCTCGGCTACGGCGAAGCCACGGCCGAAGAGGGCATCGTGATCACGCGCGCCGGCGACAAGAACACGATGACCATCGGTTCCGACGGCGAGGGCATGCATAGCCTGCATGCCGACAAGTCCGGCCAGGTGACGCTGCGTTACCTGAAGACGGCTCCCATCAACGCCAAGCTGATGGCGATGTATGACGCGCAGTCGCTGTCGAGCGCCCTGTGGGGTAAGAACCTGATCGAGGTATCGCAGACGGCGGCCGGCGACGTCATCACGGCGCGCAGCTGCGCGTTCAAGAAGGCGCCGGACCTGCGCTATGCGAAGGACGGCGACATCGTCGAGTGGATCTTCGACTCGATCAAGATCGACAGCCTGCTCGGGACGTACTGATCATGGCGACCGAAATCCAACTGAGCGGCAAGCGGTACCAGATCGGGCGCTTGAACGCGATGCAGCAGTTCCACGTGAGCCGGCGCATCGCGCCGATCATCCCGTCGATGATCCCGGTCCTGATGAAGTTCTATGCGGAGATCGAGCGCACGCGCAACGCGACCGCGAATGCGGCTCTCGCCGCGCTCGCGGCCAACGCTGGCGGAGCTGGGGCCGCAGCCGAGCAGCGTGACGTGCTGGGTCTGGTCGACTCGATCGCACCGGTGCTGCAGCCGTTCGCCGATGCGCTCGCCGGCCTGAAGGACGAGGATGCCGAGTACGTCTTCGGAACGTGTCTGTCGGTGGTCGAGCGGCAGCATCAGAACGGCTGGGCGAAGGTCTGGTCGGCTGCCCATAAGACGTCGCTGTTCGACGATATGGACATGGGGTCCATGCTGCCGCTGGTCGTGCGCGTCGTGGTCGAGAACCTCGGCCCTTTTATCAACGGGCTGCTTACCAGCCAAGCGAGCAGCCCGGCGGCGACTACGGCTGTTTGAAGTCGCTGCCCGGCGGCGAGGACTGGCTGCTCGCGCCCGTGCACGCGCAGATGTGCCGGTTCGAGTCCTTGAAGGACGGGACGCTTGACCTGGCCGACGTCGCTCTGATGAACGATTCACTCACCGTCCGGGCAGACAACGAAGCGGCTTGGCGCCGCAGACAGGAAAGAGAAAATGGCTGAATCGGTCGTCATCCGCGAGTTCCTGGTCGCTCTCGGCTTCAAGGTCGACGAGAAGGGCCTGAAGAACTTCACGGAGGGCGTCGAGGGTGCAACGAAGGGCGTCACGCGCCTGATCACTACGATCTCCGGCGCTGCGCTCACGCTCGGCGCGGGCGTGTCCGCGTTCGCGTCGAAGCTCGAGCGGCTGTACTTCGTGTCGCAGCGCACGGGTGCCGCGGCGACGAGCCTGCGCGCGTTCGACTTCGCCGCGCGCAACCTCGGCGTATCGACCGACGCGGCGTTCGGCACGATCGAGAATCTCGCGCGCTTCCTGCGCAACAACCCGGCGGGCGAAAGCTATCTCGGCACGCTTGGCGTGCAGACGCGGAACGCCAACGGCGAGTTGCGCGATACGGTCGACATCATGTCGGATCTCGGCGGCGCGCTCGCCAAGATGCCGACGTATCGCGCGGCGCAGTACGCGAACATCTTCGGGATCGACGAGAACCTGATGCTCGCGATGCGCAACGGGGACTTCGATAAGTTCCTGAAGCAGTATCGCGAGATGTCGGCCACGACCGGCCTCGACAAGGCGGCCGACGATTCGCACAAGTTCATGGTCCGGCTGCGCGAGATCGGGACGACGTTCGAGAACCTCGGCATCCGCATCGAAGGTGTGATGCTGCAGAAGATCGGGCCGCAGCTCGATCACTTCCAGAAGTGGATGGATGAGCATGGCGAAGAAATTGCGCGTCGCGTCGGTGAAATCGCGAGCGCGTTCGCCGATGCGGCCACAGTTATCGGGCCGATTCTGAAGTGGCTCGCGGACGAGTTTGTCGAGATGGACAAGGCGACCGATGGGTGGTCGACAAAACTTCTGCTGCTCGTTGGCATCTTCAAGATGCTCGGCGGGTTCGCGATCGTCGGCGGGATTTGGAAAATGGTCGGTGCATTGCGCGCCATGGCGGGCGCAACGACGGCGGCATCGACCGCAGGCGCAGCGGTGGGCGCTGGCGGGTTGCTCGGCCGCCTGCTGCCGTTTGCCGCGCGGCTCGCTGGCGGTTTGGGACTGCTGCTGCACAGCAGCGACCTGAACAGCGGCGAGGATGAGGAACTTCGCCGGCGGCAGGCACTCGGGCCGACGATCGACGGGGCTTCAGGTCCGGCTCCTTCGGCGCCTGCATCCCCCGCGCCGGCGACGGCGACGGGCGGCAGCAAGCTCGACGCGCCGGGTCTTATCGACCGCGTGCGCGCCGCGATCGCGGCGGCGAAGGAATCCGAGCGCAAGTATGGCGTGCCCTGGCTGGTCACGTTCGCGCAGTGGGCGCTCGAAAGTGGGTTCGGTAGCAGCGGCCTTTCGAAGCGGAGTAACAACCCGTTCAGCATTCAGGCGACAGCGGGTCAGGACTTCGTATGGGGCCTTGACCATCGGGCCGACGGCACGCCGTACCAGGCGAAGTTCCGCCGGTTCAAAACGCTTGAGGACGCGTTCGATGCGCACGCGCAGTTGCTGGCGAAGGGAAAGCCGTATGCGAACGCCCGCAAGGTGATGGGCAATGCGTTTTCGTTCGCCGACGCGCTGACCGGCGTCTACGCGGAGGACCGCAATTACGGCACGAAGCTCAAGAAGATCATGTCGAACGCACTGCAGAATCCCGAGTGGCTCGCTCCGGCGGCCACCCAGGCCGGCGCGTCGAATCACGTCGAGATCAACCAGGACGTCAAGATCCAGGTGAGCGGGTCCAGCGATCCCGATGCGACGGCGCGATCGGTCGCGCGTGAGCAGAAGGGCGTCGCGGACGCTACTACCCGGACTATGAAGGGGGCGCTGACGTGAGCACGCTTTCCGACATCCTCGACGTCACGCTCATCGGCAGCAAGAAAATCGGGAGCGTGACGATCTCGGCCGCCATCGAAGAGGTGTACAGCGACGAGGTTATCGTCACCGAGCATCCGGTCGAAAACGGCGCGCCGGTGAACGATCACGCGTTCATGCGGCCGCGCGAGATCCTGATGAAGTGCGGATGGAGCAATGCCGACTATCAGGCGTTGCTAGGCTCGGCCGTCGCGTCATTCGACGACACCGGCGCGAACACGATGGCGACCGGCACGTACGTCGATGCGATCTACAGCCAGCTGTTGCAGATTCAGGCGAAACGCGAGCGCGTCGATGTTGTGACGACGCGCCGGAAGTACTCGAACATGCTGATCACTGGGCTGTCGGTCGTCACCGACCAGAAGTCCGGCTCGGCGTTGATGCTCACGGCGTCGTTGAAGCAGGTGATCATCGTGAGCACGCAGGCGACGAAACTGCCGCCGCGCGCGAACCAGGCGAACCCGGCCGCCACCGCCGAGACCCAGAACGCAGGTGCGAAGTCGGCCGTGCCGGCGACGCCGGCGCCGGGCGGATCGGTTCCACCGACGAGCATGTGATGACGACGTTCTACGAAATCCCGCTGACGCCCGACCCACAGACGTTCACCGTCACGCTGAGCGGTGTCATCTATCAGTTGACGGTCCAGTATCGAGCGGCCGGCGGAACAGGCTGGATCCTCGATGTTGCCGACGCGAGCGGCAACCTGTTGGTCAGCGGCATCCCGTTGGTGACGGGAACCGACCTGTTGGGGCAGTTCGGATATCTCGGCTTCGGTGGCCGTTTATGGGTGCAGGGCGCGGCGAGCCCTGACGATGTGCCGACGTTCGACGACCTGGGTGTCGGCTCACATGTTTTCTGGGTGACAGACTGATGGCTGAACAGTTCGGACGCAAGGTATCGCTGATCATCGGGCCGGACGCGGGCGATGCACTCGATTTGTCCGGCCTGCGCATCGTATTCCGCGTGCAGCGAGGTGACACGCAGACGCCGAATTCGTTGCGCGCGCGCGTCTACAACGTGTCAGATAACACCGCTCAGCGCGCCGAGAGCAAGGAGTTCACCCGGATCGTTCTGCAGGCGGGCTACGAGGGCAACTACGGCATCATCTTCGACGGCTCAATCATCCAGGTGCGACGCGGGCGCGAGAGCCCGACCGACACCTACATGGACATCACGGCAGCCGATGGCGACATGGCGTACAACTTCGCCGTGGTGAACACGACGCTGGCGGCCGGCGCGACGCAGGCTGATGTCGTCGATGCATGCCTGAAGGCGATGGGGACGTTCGGCGTGACCGCCGGTTACATCGCGGAACTGCCGTCGAACCCGCTGCCGCGCGGCAAAGTGCTGTTCGGCATGGCGCGCGATCATCTGGAGACGGTGGCGCGTTCTACGCAGACGCTCTGGTCGATCCAGGACGGGCAGTTGCAGATCGTTCCTGAGACGTCGTACGCGCCCGGTGAGATTCCCGTGATCAATGCGAAATCGGGGATGGTCGGGATGCCGGAACAGACGGCGAACGGCATCACCGTGAGGATGCTGCTCAACCCGGGGGTGAAGATCGGTCGCCTGATCCAGCTCGACAACTCGAGCATCCAGCGGTATGAGTTCAGTTTGAACTTTACCGAGGATGCCTCGAATCGCAATACGGCCTTGCAAAACAAGATCGCCGGAGACGGTTTTTATTATGTAATGTCGAATGAATTCTGGGGCGATACACGCGGAAACGACTGGTACAACGAGGTTATTTGCCTCGCTGTTGACGCTACTGTTCTAGACAAAGATTTATTTAATAAATCAGTGCAAGGGGTAAGCGGCCCGGTCCCGCCTAAGCTAGGCGCGATCAATCCATACGGTTAGCGGATCGATTTTTCATACGCATCGATATTTCGGCGGTACTCCTCTTGCGTCATTGCCGGCCCGATTTCTGTCCCGTCGCCATCGCGATTGATTGTTGCGCGCACGAATGCCGTCAATGCCATACCTGAAGATACAGTGCCAGTGGGGCCGATCACCACCGCCTCGGCATGCGATGGATCTAGCGTGATTCCCCAGCACCCAACATCAAAGCGATCTGGGTGTCGGCGGTTGTTGAAAATTCGAGCTTCTTTCAGGTTGCGAGCATTTGCAATCGGCATTTTGCAAGGGCGATGCAGCATCAGTGCGTAGATCATGGTCGATTGGGGAATTGCCCCATATGTCGATGGCTTATCTGCCAAGACATAAGCTTCGGGATCGGCTGCATATGCAATGCCGACTTGCATCAAGGCAGTCAGAAATAAGGTTCCAACAATTTTCTTCACGTCTTACCCCCATGGATCGAAAAGAACGAGTCGACGACGAGCTGGCCTCGTTGCGCGCGATGCTGCGCGGCTGGCAGGTCGGCATGTGGACGGCATTGCCCGGCGTGATCGAGTCGTTCGACGGCGATTCACAGACGTGCGCCGTTCAGCTGGCGATCAAGGTTCCGGTCCGGGCCAACGACGGCACGGTCACGACCGCCGCGTTGCCGCCTGTCGTTAACTGCCCGGTGCAGTTCCCGTCTGGCGGGAATTGTACGCTGACCTTCCCGGTCGCTCCCGGAGACGAATGCCTGGTCGTGTTTGCCTCGCGCTGCATCGACGCGTGGTGGCAGTCAGGCGGCGTGCAGGAGCAGGCTGAATGGCGTATGCACGACCTGTCGGACGGGTTCGCGCTACTCGGCTTTCGATCGAAGCCGCGCGTCCTGGCCAATGTCAGCACGTCGTCGACGCAGTTGCGCAGCGACGACGGCGCGACGTACATCGATCTGAACCCGGGGGCCGGCACGCTGAAGCTGGTCGCGCCGGGCGGCCTGGAAATTGATGCACCGACGATGAGGGTGAATTCGCCTGAATCGACGTTCACCGGCGCGCTTACCGTTGAAGGCGTCTTCACGTTCCTGGCAGGGTTGATCGGCAGCGCCGCAGAAGGCGTCGCCGCGACGATAACCGGCACGATCAACTTCATCGGGCGCCTGACGGCGAACGGGAAGGTGATCGACGACACGCACACGCACCCGAACGGAGAGGGCGGCAACACCGGCCCCGTCAACTGAGGTTCCCATGCGATACCGAAAACTCGACGCTGACGGCGATTTCGTCTTCGGCGGGAGCGCGGCCGACTTCCTCGTGAACACGCCCGAGGCAGTCGCGCAGGCCGTTCTGACGCGCCTGCGGCTACATCGCGGTGAGTGGTTCCTCGACACCACCGTCGGCATGCCGTGGGAGTCCGCCGTGATCGGCAGGAACACTCAGGGCACCGCCGACGCGGCGATTCGCACCTGCATCCTCGGCACGACCGGCGTCACCGAGATCACTGCGTATGCGAGCTCGCTGGACAGCACAACTCGGAAGCTGACCGTCACCGTGACGATCACGACGCTCTACGGCACCACCACAATCGAGACCACCCTGTGACGACGACGCTCACCACTGTCGCGGCGACCATCGACGCGAACGGCATCACCGCGCCGACGTATGCGGACGTATACGCGTACTTCCAGGCGAAGTACCAGGCGATCTATGGGACGGACGTCTACATCGATCCCGACAGCCAGGACGGTCAGCTGCTCGCCGTGTTCGCTCAGGCGATCGCCGACTGCAACGCCGTTTCGATCGGGATCTACAACTCGTTCAGCCCGGCCAAGGCGGTCGGCGCGGCGCTGTCGAGCAACGTGAAGATCAACGGGATCCAGCGCGAGGCGCCGTCGTACTCGAGCGCCGACCTGACGCTGGTCGGACAGGCCGGCACGACGATCGCGAACGGGATCGCGAAGGACGGGAACAACAACCAGTGGGCGCTTCCGGCTACCGTCACGATCCCGCCGGCCGGCCAGATCACGGTGACAGCCGTATGCACGACGATCGGCGCGGTTGCGGCGCTGGCCGGCACGATCAACCAGATCGGCACGCCGACGCGCGGCTGGCAGTCGGTCACCAATGCGTCGGACGCATCTCTCGGGGCGCCGGTCGAAACGGATGCCGCGCTGCGCGCGCGGCAGACGGTGTCGACTGCTCTCCCATCGCAGACCGTGCTCGACGGGATCGTTGGCGCGGTCGCGAACCTGCCGGGTGTGACGCGCTACGCGCCCTACGAGAACGACACGAACGTGACGGATGCAAACGGCATTCCGTCGCATTCGATCACGCTTGTCGTCGAGGGGGGCGATGCGACTGCGATCGCGAACGCGATTGCCGTCAAGAAGACGCCCGGAGGTGGCACGTATGGCACCACCACGATAGTTACGACGAACCGGTACGGGATGCCGGTGAAGATCAATTTCTTCCGATCGACCGATGCACCCGTGTCGGCTGTCGTGGCGATCCGTGCACTGCCCGGATACACGAGCGCGATCGGTGTCGCGATGCAGGTTGCGATTGCCGCATACATCACGGCCGTGGCGATCGGCGGAGGCGATGCGCAGGCGGTCGAGTGGGACAACTGCATCTCCGCGGCGAAGGCGATTCTTGGCGGCAACACTTTCAAGATCGTCAGTTTGACGCTCACCGGACCGCGCGGTGCCGGTGCACCGGACGTCGCGCTGCTGTTTAACGAAGCGGCCTCGTGCACGGCTGACCAGGTGACGATCACGACGGGGTGAGCATGGCTGAACTGAACGACTACACGGCGCTGATCACGTCGGAGCACAGCGACAAGCCGAAGTTCATGGCGATTGTCGAGATGCTGTCCGCGCCACTCGTCGATCTGATGAACGTGCTGGATGTCATGCCGGCGCTGTTCGATCTCGACGTCGCTGTTGGCGATCAGCTCGACGTTCTGGGTCAGTGGATCGGATTGAGCCGAGAGGTTACGACGCCGCTGACGGGTATCTATTTCGCGTTCGATGTTCCGGGGCTTGGCTTCGATCAGGGCGCATGGAAGGGGCCGTTCGATCCTGACACCGGCCTGGTGTCGCTGGACGATGCGACCTACCTGATGACGCTGCGCGCGAAGATCGCGGCGAATCACTGGGACGGTACGCCGGAATCGGCGGCGGACATTATCGACATGCTCGCCCCCCCGGGAACGCTCGTCTTCCTCGAGGATCCGTGCGACATGTCGATCACGATCGGCGTGGCTGGAAAGTTTCCGTCGGCGCTGTATCTGGCGCTGCTGAAGACCGGCCTTCTGACGCTGAAGCCGGAAGCGGTTCAAGTCAACTACGCCGTGACATCTGTCGATGGTGCGGCGATTTTCGGGTTCGATGTCGACAGCGAGTACGTCGCCGGATTCGATTCAGGAGCGTGGTCCGCCGACACGCTCGCCGCAGCAAACCTGCTCGATTACACGTTCACGCTCGACAATTCGACGCTCGCATAGCGGGCGCCTTTCTCACGGCGGGGTCGATCGACCTGCAACGCCATCGGAGTTCCCTTGACCATCCAAAACGACTTCCTGCCGTTCGCGGTAGACGGTAGCGCGAACGTGCTTCCGCAAACTCAGTACGCCGCGCTGGCCGCGATCGCGCAGGGATTTCAAGCCGGCACAGCACAGTCAGCGGCATGCAACAAGGCTTGGCGGCAGAGCACCATCATGGCTGCGGTCGTCGCGCAATTCATCGTTGCCGAGACCGGCCAGCCGGCCATCGATGACGGCACGACCGCGACGCTGCTTGGGAATCTGCAATCGGCGGTGCAAAACGCCTCGCGCAACGCGGTGCTGCTGCATGATACGGGCGCGGCGAACGCGTACGCCGCGGCGAACCCGGTACCGCTCACGGCGCTCCCGACGGCGTCCGGCTACGGCCAGACGCTCATCATTGGCAACACGAATAGCGGTCCGTCTACGTACGCACCGGACGGTCTTCCAGCCGCACCTATCTTCGGCCTAGGCGGCGGTCAGCTTCAAGGCGATGAACTGGTCGCCGGGGGCATCGCGCGACTCGTCTCGTATGTCGGGCCGATGCTCAACTCGGGCGCCCTTTGCTGGGTGATCATCGATTCGATCGGTGGATCACAACAGGTCCGGACCGCTCATGCGAGTCACCAGGCACCGCAGTTTGGACAGGTTCTCGGCATGCGTGCCATCTATACATCAGCAGGCTCGTTTACGGTCCCAGAGGGTGTCTATGACATCTGGCAATCCGGATGCGCTGGCGGAGGTGGTGGCGGAGGCGGCGCGGGGAGTAACGGCAGCGCCAATAGCGCCGGAGGCGGCGGCGGTGGCGGATATGGTCAGTCGATCTATCGGGCGCATTTGTCGGTAACTCCCGGTCAAGTCATTAATGTCACTCCGGGTGCCCCCGGCATTCCGGGCGTTGGGGGTGCCGCGGGTGGTAACGCGGGTGGTGCGGGTGGCGCAGGCGGCAATACGGTCATCGGCAGCACCACTTTGGTAGGCGGCAGCGGTGGTGGCCAAGGCGGTAGCCCGACTGCGTCAGGAGGAGGTGGTGGTAGCGGCTACCCGGCTGCCAGCGCGGGGGCCGATGGCTTGGCCGGCGCGGGCGGCGGTGCGGGTGCGTCTGGACCGTTCGGCGGCGGCGGCGGTGCGCCGCCGGGAGCATCGGGCCGAAGCTATGGCGGTTACCCTGGGGCAGGATACGGTGCTGGCGGCGCTGGCGGTGGCGCTTGCTATGGCACGACGAGCACCGCCGGAGGGTCTGGCGGCGCAGGAACTCCTGGTTTCGCAATGATCGAATGGTGACACGATGAAATACGCATATTTCGACCCGAATACGTGTGCGGTTCTGCAGTTGCTTGATACGGACGCGTTCGCGTATCCCTCTCTTCCGTCGACGAACCTCCTGCTCGACGTCACAGACGCTCAGTACTCAGCAGTGAGCACCGGTGAGTGGTATGTCGTCGACGGCACTCTTACGCAGTCGGCACCGGATCTCAGCCTCGAGGTGGAGCGGCAAGCGCAGGTTGTGATTCTCAACGCGGCATATCAGATCGCGATCTACTTGCCCGTCAGCTATACGTCGAAAGGCGGTGTGTCGAAGCAGTATCAGGCGTCGCCGCAAAGTATCGCGAACCTGACGCAGATGCTGATGGCGTTCCAAGGCACCGGCGTCGTGCCTGATGGATTCTACTGGGTGGCCTCCGACAACACTCAGGTGCCGTTCACGTACGCGGACCTTCAGGGGCTGGCTGCCGCGATGGGAACTCAGGGCGTTGCGGCTTTTCAGAAGCTCCAGACGTTGAAGGCCGAAGTGCACGCGGCACAGAGCGCCACCGCAGTGCAGGCCATTGCTTGGGCGTAACGCAAAGGAATATCGATGAAGCGGATTCTGACGTGGTTTTCACTGGCTGCGCTCGTCGTGGCGGCTCCTGCCTTCGCGCAGTTCATTCCCGGGCAGGTGTTGTCTGCAAGCGAGCTCAATTCCGCATTTTCGACCGTGGTGCCGAAAGCAGGCGGCACGCTGACTGGGCCGCTCGTGATGCCGAGCGCGACGATTGGTACGGCGAACATCGCTGGCGGCACGATTGCAGGATTGTCCGCGCCGATCGGATTCGCGTCCGGCGGAACGAACGCGACGACGGCGCTCGGCGCGACGAGCCAACTGCAGTTCCAGTCCACACAACCGGGCAGCGCAGCGCGTTCGATCGCGAGCAAGCTGGCCGATCGCGTGAACGTGATGGATTTCCCGGGCTGCGATCCGACCGGAGTGGCTGACAGCACGACTTGCATCCAGACCGCGATCAACAGCGTTGCTGCGAGCAGTGGAACAGTGCAGGGCGGTGCGCAAATCGAATTTCCATCGGGGTCTTTTCGCACGACCGCGTCGATCAATACGGCGGGCCGCAGCGGGGTTCGCCTGGTCGGTGCAGGGCGGCTGTCGACGGTCTTGATCGCGACCGGCAACTATCCGCTGATCGTCGATAACGGCACCTACACGGCGGTCGACAACAAGGTCGGTGTCGCGCACATGTGGTTGCAGTGCGCGGGCATGTCGGGCAGCAACTCGCACGGCATCTCGTTCACGTATGTGAACTCGGCGTCGATACGAGACGTCTTCATCACAGGCTGCAATCATGCGCTGGATCTCTACGACAACTGGCAAACTGAGATCGACGGTGTCCGTGTCGACGGCGTTGGGGCGCAGCAGAATTCGATCGGCATCTATGCCGGTGCGCCGACGAATGCGGCAGACACGATGCCCAATAACGCGTTGGTCGTCACCAACACGACCGTGCAAAACGTCGCACTGTACGCTTTCCGCCTGGTGTACTTCGCCGGCTCGAAGTTCACAAACGTCGAGGGCACAAACGGCGTGACCGCTTGGTACCTGTGCGATGGAGCATACGTCCAGACATCAGTCGCCTGCCAATTCGGTCACTTTTCGAACATTCTGGCCGACACGACGAGCGGGCCGGGTATCACGATCCAGCAGGGTGCCAACACTAACCCTGTTAAAGACGTCATGCTGTCGAACGTCTGGATCGGTAACAGTGTGACATATGGACTGCTGTTCAATGGAGCAACGTATTCGACCGCTCGTGGCGTCCATATCGCGTCGACGGATATGGGCGTTTACATCAAGAACTCGAATTATGTGACGGTCGACGCTGACATCCACAACTACAACCGCGGCAACATCGGGTCATACGCCGTAGTGTTCGACGGGACGAGCAATAGCGTCGTGCATGCGGTGACGCAGACAGGAAACGCGGTACTCGGCTACAACGGAATCACCGAGACGGGGACGGGAAGCGGAAATCAGATCTGGGGAGGCGCTGCGCCATGCACGCTCGGTGTGGCGTTCGGGGGTGCCAGCACTGGTATCACATACGGTTCGCGTGCGTGCCAGTACCAGATCCAAGGTCAGCGCGTGAGCGTTCAGTTCTCGCTTGGCCTGTCGGCAGTCGGCTCCGCGACTGGTTCGGCTACGCTCACGGGTCTTCCGATCACCGTGGGGTCGACATCAGGCAACGGTGCGATCAGTGCGTTGGCCGGCCTGAGCGGCATGTCGTCGCTCACGAGCCAGCCGAGCGCGCAGGGCGTATCGGGCGGCACGACCGCGAATCTGCTGATGCAGGGGGCGAGCGGGACAACTGCGATGACGAACAGCAACTTCACGTCGAGCAGCGCGCTTGCGGGGCAACTCACATACTTCAAGCAGTAGTTCACTGAGATCGAGACCAGGGCGCATTCGGGCGCCCTTTTTATTTCCGGGGGATGAATGACCGACAACGCATCGGGGAACGCGCGCGTCGAGGAACGCCTGCGCGCCGGCGATCGTCGCTTCTCGAAGCTCGAGCAGCGAATCGACGCAAGCGACGCGGCGGTAAAGGCCCACCTGCAGCGGCAGGACGAAAAGATCGACGCCATCGTGGCTTCGGTTTCCCTGATCCAGACGAACACGCAGTCGATGGTCGATACGTGGGAGGGCGGCGCGCGCGTCGTCCGCGCTCTCTGTCGGCTCGCCGATGCGTGGCGCTTCCTGGTCCGGAACGTGGCCGGCCCGACGATCGCGGGCGCCGCGATCGGCGTGATTGTTTTCCGTTACCTGCGACACGAACCCATCCCCGATTGGGCGAGCGCGGTCGTGAAACTGCTGCTGGGATGACCATGACACCACAAATCCTTGCCGATGCGCTGCAGATTCCGCTTGCGCGCGCGACGCAGTGGGCCGATCCGCTCTCGGCCGCGATGGCGCTGTACGCGATCGACTCGCCCATGCGCCAGGCTGCGTTTCTCGCGCAGTGCGGACATGAATCGGGCCGCTTTCAGTGGCTTCGCGAGATCTGGGGGCCGACGCCGGCGCAGCGTGCGTACGAGCCGCCAGCGGCGAAGGCAGCCGAGCTGGGTAACACACAGGCTGGCGACGGCTTCCGGTACCGCGGCGGCGGCCTGCTGCAGATCACCGGCCGTTACAACTTCCGGGTGATGGGCCAGAAGATCGGCATCAACCTGGAGGGCAACCCCGATCAGATCTCGCAGCCCAGCGTTGCGGCCGAGGCCTCCGCGCAGTTCTGGGCGGACAACGCCCTGAGCGCGTTCGCTGATGCCGGCGACTTCCTGTCGATCAGTCGGGCGATCAACCTCGGCAATCCGCGCTCAGCGGCCACGCCGAACGGCATGCCTGAGCGCCTGGCGCTCTGGGGTTCCTGCAAGAAGGCACTCGGCGTCGCCTAACGCACCAGTTTTCGTTTTTTCGAAATTTCGCAATCCAGCCCGGCCGCGCGCCGGGCTTTTTCATTTCCGGACCAGACATGACCCGATGCAGCCATGACGTCGCGCTCGAGCAGCGCTGCGAGAAGTGCACGGCCGAGGGCCTCGCCGGCCTGCCGAAGATCGCCGGCGAGCATGCCGTTCGCGTGACCGACGTCGAGATCGAGTACTACCCGGATCACCCTCCGCGCACCGAGTCGGCGACGTTCCGCCACACGAAGAAGGTCGGCCACACGGCCGGCCTGCGCTGCTCGATCAGCGGCCAGCCAGCACCCGAGTACCACCACCTTTTCTGCGAATGGGCCGACTCCGATGGCGTCGACTGGACGGCCGTGCGCGGCATTGCGCTCGGCGAGATCAAGGAAATCCCCGTGCTCGATCCCGAGACCGACCAACCGACGAAGGAACTGTATCCCGCCGAGGAATCCTTCATCTGGCTGATCTGCAAGCTCGTCGAACTGCGCGGCTTTGACTGGCATGCGTTCGATACGGCGAAGCCCGAGACCTTCGTCGACGCGATGGTGAACATGCTGCCGCTCTCGGCGAAGTTCCATCGGTCTCCGACGCACGGCATCCATCACCGGTCGTTCCCGACCTTCGTGTTCCAGGCGTTCCCGCGCAAGGCCGGGTTCGTCTTCACCCCGGACGAGCTCGTCCAATCGAAGAAGGAGTAGCCATGCCCATGAAATCCAGCCTCGTCAGCGGCGGTATCACGCTTGGCGTCACCGACCTCATCCCGACCGTCGACTGGGCGCTCGGCGGCTTCCACGGTGCCGTACCGACCAGCGCATCGTCGCTCGTCGCGACGCTGATCGTTGCCGGGCTGCATGCCGTCTACAACGCGCTCGTCGCGCGCGCAGCAGCGAAGGCCGCACAGCAGTAACCGTCCCGCCGCACGCCGCGGCACCACTCCCGAAGGAAATCCCATGAAGAAGCTCATGCCGCTCGCGGCAGGCATTGCCGCGTCCGCTTTCCTCGTTTCCGGCTGCCAGTCGCTCGGCACGGTTCAGCAATCGCCGGCACAGGTCGCCGCAGTCTTGTGCCCGGCGACCAACAGCGCGATCACCCAGATCACGGCATTCAATGCGGCCATGGCGCCGACGTTGCCGTCCGCCGCGAACGCGAACGTTGTGATCGAGAAAACCGTGAAGCCGATCGTCGCAGGTGCGTGCGCGGCTGGCGCGACCATTACGTCGACGAGCGTCCAGGAGCTCATCACGCAAGGCATCCCTGCAATCGCGGGTATCGTCGCGGCGCTCCCGTTGGCACCGACGACTCAGGCGGCTATCCAGGCGGGATTCGCTGCTGCCGAGCTAGCCGTGAATCTGGTCGGGACGTATGAAAACGCGCTCCAGGCCGCAAAGACGTCGACAGTGATCCCGCCCGCCGCGCCGGCCACGACGTCGAAGGCGATGACGAAATTCCAGCCGGGCGACGTGCTTACCGCGGGCGATTTGAACAAGAATTTTCAATTGCTCAATCAGCGGCTCAGTGCGCTCGAAGGTGCGCCGCTGCAATGACCCCGCGCGATTACGCGCTGCTCGCGCAGGAGGCGTATTCCGCGAAGCCCGACATCGGCAAAGCGGACAGCGCCTCACGCGCGATCGTGCGGCAAACGGCGGCCGGCCTGGTCGTCGCCTTCCCGGGTACCGACAACCTCGACTGCGTCGCGGCAGATCTCGACGCCCATCCGATCGACGTCATCGGCATCGGCCAAGTGCATCACGGGTTCTGGAAGGCGTGGGGAGCAATCGCTGTCGACGTGCTCGCGGCGATCGACGGCCGGCCGGTGACGCTCGTCGGGCACTCGCTCGGCGCCGCGATCGCGATCATGGCTGCCGCCGCGATGGTGGTCGGCGGCAATCCGCCGGCGGCCGTGTACGGCTTCGAGCCGCCGCGGGTGAGCACGAACGGGAGCGTGGCGGCGGTGCTCGGGAGGGTACCGCTCAACCTGTACAAGAACGGTAACGATATCGTGCCCGAACTCCCGCTCGACTGGCTTCATGCCGGTGCGGTTCGGCAGATCGGGCGCCCGATGTTCCCATTCCCGAACGTGACGGATCATGCGATCGCGCGCGTGATCACGGCCCTGACGGACCTTGACAGAATCTTGACGTGAAACGACGTCAAAAGGCTAAAATTGGTACCGGAAGCGCAGCCGACCGGGGTTGGCGATCGCTGCAAGTCGTTGATTTGACTGCGCTTCCGTTCCTGCCTATTTTCAGGCTACCGTTCTTCCAAAACGTAGGTCACACGTTTGAATCGTGTAGGGCGGGCCAGCTACATCCTTCAAAGACCTTCACCAGTCCGCCCCGGGTTACCCAACCCCCTCACTCCACCGTCACCGATTTCGCCAGATTCCTCGGCTTGTCGATATCCGCACCGCGCAAACACGCCGCGTGATACGCGAGCAGTTGCAACGGCACGACGTGCAGGATCGGCGACAACAACCCGTAGTAATCCGGCATCCGCAGTACCGACACACCTTCACTGTTGTCGATCCGCGTATCGGCGTCGGCGAACACGTAAAGCTGCCCGCCGCGCGCGCGCACTTCCTGCATGTTCGACTTCAGCTTTTCGAGCAGCGCGTCATTTGGCGCGATTGTCGCGACGGGCATCGTGTGGGTCACGAGCGCGAGCGGCCCGTGCTTCAGTTCGCCGGCCGGATATGCCTCCGCGTGGATATACGAAATCTCCTTCAGCTTCAGCGCACCTTCGAGCGCGATCGGGTAGTGCAGCCCGCGCCCGAGAAACAGCGCATTCTCGTGTTGCGAGAATTCCGCCGCCCAGCGCTCGATCTGCGGCTCGAGCCCGAGCACGTCTTCAAGCGCGCTGGGCAGCCGCCGCAATTGCATCGTGTAGCGCGCGAGCTGTGCATCGTCGACGTAGCCGCGCAGCCGGCCGAGCGTGACGGCGAGAATGAACAGCGCGACGAGCTGCGTCGTGAACGCCTTGGTCGACGCGACGCCGATTTCCGGGCCGGCCCGCGTCAGGAAGCGCAGGCCGGTCTGCCGCATCATCGCGCTGGTCGGCACGTTGCAGATCGCCAGCGTGTCGATATGGCCGAGCGCTTGCGCGTACTTGAGCGCGGCGAGCGTGTCGGCGGTCTCGCCGGATTGCGATACGCTCACCACCAGCGTATTCGGCATCGCGAGCGCGTCGCTGTAACGGTATTCGCTCGCGATCTCGACCTGTGCCGGCACGCGTGCGATCGTTTCGAGCCAGCGGCGCGCGGTCAGGCCGGAATAGTGACTCGTGCCGCACGCAAGAATCAGCACGTTGTCGATCTGCTCGAACGCCCGCGCGGCGTCGGGGCCGAACACGGCCGGATCGAACAGCCCCGCATCCGGGATGGTCGCGGCCACGGCCTGCGGCTGCTCGAAAATCTCCTTCTGCATGAAATGCCGGTACGGCCCGAGTTCGACCGCGGCCTCGGCGGAGGAAATGGTTTGTACCGTGCGCTCGACCGGTGAGCCGCCGCGATCGAGCACGCGCACGCCGCCCGGCGTCAACTCGACGATGTCGCCTTCCTCGAGGAAGATGAAGCGGTCGGTGATGCCGGCAAGCGCGAGCGCGTCGGAGGCAAGAAAGCATTCGCCGTCCTTCACGCCGACGACGAGCGGCGAGCCGACCCGCGCGCCGATCAGCCGCTGCGGCTCGTGCTTGCTGAACACGGCGATCGCGTAGGCGCCGTGAAGCTGTGATGTCGCTGCGCGCACGGCGGCGAGCAGGTCGCCGCGATACTTGCTGTGGATCAGGTGTGCGACGACCTCGGTGTCGGTCTGACCATCGAATTCGTAGTGTTCGTCTGAAAGTTGCTTGCGCAACGTTTCGTGGTTCTCGATGATGCCGTTGTGCACGAGCGCGATTTCGTCGCGCGAGAAGATCGGATGCGCGTTGCAGGTTGCCGGCGCGCCGTGCGTTGCCCAGCGCGTGTGCGCGATGCCGGTGCTGCCGGTCAGGCCGGCGGTGCGCACGTGCGCGTCGAGATCGGCGACGCGCGACACACTGCGCTCGCGACGCGCCTGGCCGTCGACGACCGTCGCCACGCCGCATGAATCGTAGCCGCGATACTCGAGGCGACGCAAACCTTCAATCAGAATCGGGACGATGTCCCGTTGCGCGACCGCGCCGACGATGCCACACATGACACGTCTCCTTCCCTTTTAGCCATCATGAACCGCGTGCACCGTTGCATCAG